GTTACAATTTTAAGTAAAAATAGCAATAAAAATATTGCCTCAAGATGGTCTGGAGCAACAATTGTTAAAACAGATACCAACACTTGGGTCTTAATTGGCGATTTGATTGCGTAGGTAAGCCATGTTAGGTTGGATTGGACGCTGGGCACAATCAAAGGGTATGAAACTTCTTCCAAGTTGGCTTGGAGTAGACAAGACTACAGCACAATCACAGATCGTTACAGAAGGGTTTACGGTTGGAACAATAACAGAGTCACCTTCTGATGTAGCAGCAGAATTAGCAAATCACAATAAAGTAATTTCTCAAACACCCACATCTGCAACAGAACAAGACTATGAAACACCTGTAAATATTACTTGGAGAAATTTTGCCTTTACGCCATTTGCTGTTTTTGGTTTTTCCCCAACTCCACCCTTTGGCGTATTTGGATTCTCTCCATTTGCTGTTTTTGGATTCTCTCCGTTTACTGTTTTTGGATTTTCACCATTTAACGTGTTCGGATTTTCACCATTTAACGTGTTCGGATTTTCACCTACCCCACCTGCTGCTGGAGGAGATTACACAAGATGTACTTCTGCAGACGTAGCGGCATATCCTTCATTTTGTAATTTTTCAAATTGCTGCGGTGCTGGTTCTGGTGCTGCCTGTGCTACATGTTCTTGCCGTGCTTGCTAGTTTGTGCTATAATTATTAAAAAGGGAGTTATAAATGTTAACAGATAACGATATTACTTATTCATGGAATAAAGATAATCCAGATGAAAGAGGCTCAGCACTTGCTTTTATTATTAATGAAGATGTAGTCTACGATGCTCCATTCTATAATTGGGCAGCAGACATGTTTATCCGTGCAGACTCTTTTGTAGAAATTCCTCAGGACAATCCCACAGATAAAATTATTGTTTCTATTATGGAAAATGATATTGAATTGGATCAACTAGAAACAACGGAATACTTTGGAAGCATATTGCTCAGTAATCCGATGATCAAAGATTTAAATGCTTATCCGTATGGACGATATGTTATTTCTCCAAATGCAAAGTTTGTTAATAATGAATTTGTTGTCCTTGATATGAATACAGAAGGCCTACCGCCATTTATTACAGATGAAGAGATAGCCCAGCGCCAGGCAGCATACGACGCAGCCCAAAATGCCTAAAAGTAGGTGGGAACAATATAAAGAAAAAAATGGAGTTACTCCATTAGATTTATTAAATCCAATGACTTTGCCAGCAACAGAAGAGTTGGCAGATTTAAGGATGTCTATTTGTCATGAGTGCCCAGAATTGCGAAAGATAACAAAACAATGTAAAAAGTGTGGGTGCTTTATGAATGTCAAATCTAAGTTAAATTCAGCAAAATGCCCTATTGGAAAATGGTAAAAAAATAAGGAGCCTTTCGGCTCCCTATCTCTTTTTATACTACTTAGGAAATTTCAACATCCATTGTTTTGTCTTGGGGGTAATACCCTTCCAAGAAGACCAATCGTCTCCGCCACTGGTCATGTAATATGCGATTTCTGCATTTTTTACGGGATTGAATAATTCTGCATTTGAATCAAGATCAAACTTGTTTCTACGATCTGGCCCTAGATCATCGATCATGTTGATCTGAAACATACCATAAGACGAGTCACCAGTCTTGTGGTTTCCGTTAAAGGCTAACGGTCTTCCGTTAGATTCCTTTTTTGCTACAGCCCAAGCGACGATAAGGTCTTTTCCTTTAAAACCAACTAGAGATAAGAGTTCTTTAAGTTCAATATCTGTTAGGTGTGTTTTATTTTCAAAAGACTCCAGTTTCTTTGCTTTAGAAACCAAAAAAACCTCTTTCGAGGTAGATTTCAAAGGCTGAGCCTGTTCAGTACTAAAATTGTTATTGCTGTTAGTCGAGGCATTGGCATTTCCAGTCAATACAGTAACCAACATTCCGATACTGAGTATGCTAATGATCTCTTTGTTTCTTTCGATAAATTTAATCATAGTTTCCTCCTTAGAAAACAACAACACCTTGTTAGGTGTCTACTGATAAGTATAACATCAATTCTTGGTCAAAGTCAACCCAAAGGTGGTTTAATAGTAAGATAATAAAAAAATAATTAATTATTTAAATAGACGTATATTGAGGTAAAGTTAGTGATATAATGTAATTATGGCAACAGGTCAATCAGATACATACAATTTACCATATCCCCAAGTTGATGATAATGTCAACGTACACGGAGATATAGCAATTTTGGTTAGCACTCTTGAGGGAGTTCTTCAAGGTCTTGGTCTTTCTTATATGAAGTTAGATGTTAAAAATGTGACGGGATCTACTATACCAGCAGCAACCCCAGTGTATGCAACAGGCTTTGATACTAAAACAACAATTGCTGTTGCTCTTCCATCTACTACAAATCCTATTATTGGTTTAACAAAGACAAGCATTGCAAATAATTCAGAAGGGGTTGTTGTTGTTTCTGGAGTAATGCCAGATGTGGCTACAAGTTCTTTTGCAAATGGATCTATCTTATATGTGAAGGCTGGCGGAGGGCTAACTACTACTAGACCAGCAGAAGGTGCTGCAGCAGTAGGAGTAGTTGCTAACTCAGATGCTGCTCATGGAATTATTGTAGTAGAAGCAAAAGGAAATGGCACATGGGGCGCATTGAAAAATGGAATGTCCTAATTGTGGTATAATTAAAAAATGGCAATCCTAAGAAACTCATCCCAAAGCCTTTATAACATTGGTGAAAAACCTCCATTTGTTAATTGGACTGTTGTAAGAGGTGACACATCTGGATTTAAAGTTTATCTGGAAGATGATTCTAAAACTCCACTGATTGTTTCAGACTGGACGATCTCTATGAAAGTTAAGAGACCAAATGTTTCTCAGTTGACTCCAGTTATTACAGACGAAGCAACAACAATAATGCAACTACTTCCAGAGGCAGATGCTGATGATTTAGTTGGAGAGTTTACAGTATTTCTATCATCTTCACAGTCTTTAATTCTTCAAACTGGAGACATCTTTGATATTCAAGTATCCAATGGGGAAATTGTATGGACAGTTTGCCAGGGTAGCATGATTATCCTTGAAGATGTAACTGATTAATGGCAACATCCTTAATCCTAGAAGACTCTAAAAACAAAGTAAAAAACATATATCAGGTAGGAGCCGTAAAGTCTGTCATTGTTTTTCAAAATCCTTCAGTTTCTATTTCCTCAACACTACCGTTTAGAGTAAAGTTTACCTCTATAAAGGTTCCTGGATATAGTTCATCCAATCCCCCGCCAATCCCACTTCAACTCATCGGATTCAGTAACTATATACTTTAAGATTTAAAAAATAGTGTTATAATTTAGACATGGCAAAGATATCCCTCTCAGGCGTAAAAACCAAGTTTCAAACTGGTGACCGCCCAACGCAAGAAGACTATGTAGATCTAATTGATACTACATCTGCACAATCAACAGATCTTGGATCTGCTGGTAACAATGAAATTGCAATCTATGATATTCAGAACCCAACAACTGTTGATAACTTTGACGCAACAACTTGGCGAATGGTCAAATATCTTATATCTATTGCACACACATCTGGTGGCGTAAATAAGTTTTATGCTACAGAAATAACAATTTTGGTTGACGGTACAGGAGTATCAGTCAGCGAATATGGAACAATCGACAACAATGGGAATATTGGCACCATTACTGTCTCCCGCACTGGAAATACCGTAGCCCTAGTGGTTACTCCAGAAAGCGGTATTACACCTATAACCGTACGTTATGCACGTATTGGATTAAAGGCTTAAGGAGATAAAAAAATGGCAACAGTAAATAAAAACTTTAAGATCAAAAGCGGTCTTGTAGTTGAAGGTACAACAGGTACAATCAATGGATTTAACATCCTTACAGAAAACCAGGCTTCAGAAGACTACATCGTTGGTATTGTTGGAGGAACTACACTTGTTACCTCCGTTGAATCAACACAGATGGAAGTTGTCGCTGGTGAACTAAATATTAAGTCAGGCGTGTTTGATGCGTCAGGCGCAGCAGCAGCAGCGCAAGCAGCAGCAGCAACAGATGCTACAACTAAGGCTAACAATGCCAAGAGTGGTGCAGAGGCTACAGCATCAGCAGATGCAACAAGTAAAGCAAATGCTGCACAAGCAGCAGCAGAAGCGACTGCCTCAGCAGATGCAACTTCAAAGGCTAACGCTGCAGTTTCAACAGCAGCAGCAGATGCTACTTCAAAGGCTAACGCTGCACAATCTGCAGCAATCTCTGCAGCAGCAACAGATGCAACCACTAAGGCTAACAACGCTAAGTCAGGTGCAGAAGCGACTGCCTCAGCAGATGCAACAGCAAAGGCTAACGCAGCCCAGGCTGCAGCAGAAGCAACTGCAGCACTAGATGCAACTGCAAAAGCAGATGCAGCACTTGTAGCAGCAAATGCTCATACAGATGCAGAAGTTGCACTTCTTGTTAATGGAGCCCCAGACCTTCTTAATACTCTTAATGAGTTAGCAGAAGCAATTGGTGAGAATCCAAACTATGCAACAGATCTTGCTACATCAGTAGGAGGAAAGGTTGCCAAGGCTGGCGACACAATGACAGGTGCTTTGACACTTTCAGGTGCACCAACATCATCACTACATGCAGCAACTAAGGGCTATGTAGATGGAGAAATTTCTGATCTTGATACAGCAGCACAAGGCTATGCTTCAGCAGCACAATCAGCAGCAGAAGCCACAGCATCATCTGACGCTACTTCAAAGGCTAACGCAGTAGCAGGAGATCTTACAGATCACGAAAATGCTACAGAAGCACACGGTGCAACTGGTGCGGTAGTTGGAACAACCAACACACAAACATTAACAAACAAGACTATTGGAGATACACTTAACTTCACTGGCGCAGGAGCAATGACAATCAATTCTGATTCTCATATCGTTCTTACTCCAGCAGCAGGTTCTTCTGTTAAGTGGGGATCAGATGTTCTTGCAACTCAAGCATATGTTGATGACCAAACTACAGATACTATTGCAGAAGCAGGAAACCTTTACTTCACAAATGCACGAGCAATCGCTGCAGTAGGTGGAACTATTGGAGATGCAATTAATGATCTTGATACAGATGACATTGAAGAGGGTTCAACAAACCTTTACTTTACAAATGGTCGTGCAGTCTCTGCAACAGCAGCATCATACGATGTTCTTGGTGCAGCAGCAGCAGCAGATATTTCAGCAAGAGGATATGCAGATAGCCTTGCAGTCAACTATGACGCAGCAGGATCAGCAAACACAGCATATTCAGATGCCGTCGCAGCAGCAGCAACAGATGCAACTACAAAGGCTAACAACGCTAAGTCAGGTGCAGAAGCGACTGCCTCAGCAGACGCAACAAGCAAGGCTAACGCTGCTAAGAGCGGAGCAGAGGCTACAGCAGCCCTTGATGCTACAGCAAAGGCAGACGCAGCAGAGGCAGCAGCAATCGCTGCAGCAGCACTAGATGCTACTTCAAAAGCAAATGCTGCACAAGCAGCAGCAGAATCAACTGCTTCATCAGCACTTACAACTGCAATCTCAACAGAGGTTTCAAACCGTAACTCTGCTATTGCGTCTGCAATTTCAACTGAGGTTTCAGATCGTAATGCAGCAATCACATCAGCAGTAGCAGCAGTCGTTGATTCAGCACCTGCAGCACTTGATACTCTTAACGAATTGGCTGCAGCACTTGCTGATTCACCAGATACAGTTTCAAACCTTACAACTCTTGTTGGAACAAAGGCACCATTGGCATCACCAGCATTGACTGGCGTACCTACAGCCCCAACAGCAGCAGCAGACACAAGCACAACTCAGATTGCTACAACAGCATTTGCCAAGGCAGAGGCTGACGCAGCACAGTCTGCAGCAGAAGCGACTGCCTCAGCAGATGCAACTTCAAAGGCTAACGCTGCACAAGCAGCAGCAGAGGCTACAGCATCAGCAGACGCAACTACAAAGGCTAACAACGCTAAGTCAGGTGCAGAAGCAACCGCTTCAGCAGATGCAACATCTAAGGCAAATGCAGCAAAGACTGCAGCAGAGGCTACAGCCCAAGCAGCACTTGATGATGTACTTGATGCAACAACAGCATTTACAGCATTAAATGTTAATGATGAGGCTAAGCACTTCGCAGCATCTTCTTCAGGAACAGCGACAGTCATAGGAACATCTTATGAGTGGGCAAAGGCGGATTACCGTTCAGCCAAATTACTTGTTAAAATTGACAACGGAACACACAACGAAATGTCAGAAATTCTAGTAACACTTGATTCAACAGACAACATTGCAATTACAGAATATGCAATTGTTGGAACTAATGGAACAAGAGGAACTATTACAGCAGATATTTCAGGTTCAAATGTAAGAATAAGAGTTACTCCAGTTAATAATTCAACAATTAAGGTCACTGGAACACTTCTTAAGTAGTACAAATTTGTGGGGAAAAGGAGCAGTAAATAATGACAACAGAAAACAAAGACTTTAAGGTAAAGAATGGACTACAGGTCGCAGGATCTGGTAGTTTTGGAGGTACCTTAACAGTAGCAACACCAACAGAGGCTACACATGTAGCAACTAAAGGATATGTAGATTCTCTTTCAGGATCTATGGTGGTTGGCAATGCTGCTCCTGCTTCACCTACAAACGGAGATCAATGGTTTGATACTCTAACAGAAAGAGTTAATGTTTATTATGAAGGCACTTGGCATACAATGGCCTCAATTGATGATACATTAAACTTAGCACAACACATCCACGATACAGCAATCGATGGAACAGGATTTATTGTAACTACTTTCCGAGAAGGTGGTAGTTTCAATAGCCCACAGGGATCTTCAGTTGATGCGGGTGGACCTTCCACTACGACATGGACTACAGTTCTTGATGGTGGGTCAGTAGTAGATAATTTCAATTAAAAATTGATGTTATAATAAGATAGTAATTCATGCGTAGAACGCATTAGGGGGAATATAAATGGCAACAAGAATGCAACAGCGCAGGGGAACTGCAGCACAATGGATAGCAGCAGCACCAGTAGTTTTAGCAGCAGGAGAAATTGGTTTCGAAACAGACACCAATCAGTTTAAGATGGGTGACGGAACAACCGAATGGCAAGTTCTGTCCTACTTTAAAAATCTAGAAGACCTAGGCGGATCACTTGATGATTATATTCCTCTAACACAAAAGGGTATCGCAGGCGGAGTCCCAACTTTAGATTCAGGTGGACTCATTCCATTGGCTCAACTGCCAGGAGCAGCAGCCCTTGATGCAGAAGTAACATCTGCCGTATCAGCAGCAACTTCAGCACTCACAACTTCAATTAACACAGTAGATGCAAAGGTTGATACCAAGCATGGTATTGCAATGGCAGCAACAGAGGCAGCAATTTCTGCTGAAGTTACAAGAGCCAACGCTGCATACGATGTACAGGGAGCAGCAGCAACAGCACTTACAACTGCTCAGGCTCATGCATTAACCGCAGCAGATGCTGCAGGAGATGTTGCAGAAGCAAATGCAAATACTTATACAAATACAACAGTTGAAGCAGCAATTGAAGCAGAAGAGACAAATAGAGATGCTGCAATTTCAACTGCTGTCTCAGGAGCAATCTCAACAGAAGTTACAAACCGTAACACAGCAATTGATTCTGCAGTAGATGCAGAAGCAGTTCTTCGAGATGCAGCAATTTCAACACAGTCAGGTTTGGATAGAGCATACACAAACACCGCAGTTTCAACACTAAGCACTACTGTTGACACTAACTTGACTACACACATTGCAGACACTACAAATATTCACGGCATTGCAGATACAACTGCTCTTGCTACAAAGACTTATGCAGATACAGCAGTATCTACAGCAATGACAACACACGAAGCAGACACTACATCCGTACACGGAATTGCAGATACATCACTTCTAGTAACAACAACTGGAACACAGACACTAACAAATAAGACACTAACAAGCCCAACAATTAATGGAGCAACTGTCGGTGGAAACGTAGTCCCATCTGTAGATAATACATATGACCTAGGCTCTCCTACTAACATGTGGAAAGATATTTATGTCGGTCCAGGATCTCTTTATGTTAATGGACAGAAAGTTCTTCAGGATGAGTCAGGAGCAATCGTTGTATCAGCAGATATTAACGAAAATCTAGGACTACGAACAAGCGGAAGTGGTAACATTGAGTTTGATCCAACAGGAACAGGTTCTATTAATATTAAGGGGCCAGTAGTTGTCGAAGCAGGAGCAAACTTCTCAAGCGCAGACGGCAATGGAATTACATTCAGTAATGGATTAAAGTCTGACTCTGTTACAAGCAAGACAACAGATACAGACCTATCCTTGTCAGGTAATGGAACAGGAAAAGTTTATCTTAATGATAACGCAGAAGTAAATGGAAACCTTGTTGTTGGTGGAAACCTAACAGTAAGTGGAACAACAGTTTCAATTAATACTGAAACAATCTCTTTGGCTGATAATATTATCGACCTAAACAGCAACTTTACTACTGGAACTCCAACAGAGAATTCAGGAGTAAGAGTTATCCGTGGAGACTCTAACGCAGTGCAAATTCGTTGGAACGAATCTACAGATGTTTGGGAGTTCACAAATGATGGAACAACATATTCCACAATTGCACCTCTCAACAACCCAACATTAACAGCATCAATTGACGCAAAACTTGCTTCTGCAACAGCAGCAACAACATATGCACCAATTGCTTCTCCTACATTTACAGGAACAGTAACACTTCCAGCAGCAGGAATAGTATTCTCTGATGGAACACAGTCTAAGGTGGGAGTCCCTTCTGTTACAACAATTGCAACAGCATTGACTGCTAGCGGAACCCTTGCAGCAGGAGAGCAGGACAAGTTCGTCCCTATCACTGGAGCAGTTCAGGTAACACTTCCAGCAACTGGTTATTCAACTGGTCAGTCAATTGACTTCTATCAAGCATCAGGAACTGGCGCTTCATTTGCAGCAGCAAATAGCGTTGTAGGTACACCAGGGCTTAAGTTTAGAACTACAAACTCAGTTGTAACAGCAATGAAGACTTCAAGTGGATGGTTGGTCTTCGGAGACCTATCAGCATAATACAAAATTAAAGGAGAATAAATATGTCAAAGCAAGCAGGTAGAATGAGCCAGTCGTCAAATGACTTCTTGGCCCCATACGCACCAACAATAGGAACGGCAACAGATGTTGGAACTGGTAGAGCATACAATAATGGAGCAGTAACAATTACTTTTACTGCAGATCCACGCAATGTAGCAACATCATTTACAGCAACAGCCAGCACGGGACAAACTGTAACAGGTGCATCTTCTCCGTTAACACTTACTGGATTTGCATCAGAAGCAGTTGCAACCATTACAGTAACAGCAACAAATGATTATGGAACTTCTCCTGCATCTGCAGCATCTAATTCAGTAACAGTAACAACTGTTCCAGCACAGCCAGCAGCACCAGGAGCATCATCCCCATCAGGAACATCATATGATACTGTAACTTGGACTGCACCTGCAAATGGTGGAAAAGCAATTACTAATTACTATGTTTATTCATCTGACGGCAAGCCAAATAATACAGCATCTACATCAATAAACGTAAACCAAGAAGCGGGAACAGCACAGACATATAACGTTCGTGCTGACAATGCAAATGGATCTTCTGTAACATCTGCTGAATCTGGATCAGTTACAACATTCTCATTCGTACCGTTTTCAGTATTTGGATTCTCTCCATTTAACGTGTTTGGATTTTCTCCAACACCTCCATTCGGAGTGTTTGGATTCTCTCCAACACCACCATTTGGTGTGTTTGGTTTCTCACCAACTCCTCCATTTGGAGTATTTGGATTCTCACCAGTAGCATTCGGAGTGTTTGGATTCTCTCCAACACCACCATCATTCTCTGTATTCGGGTTCTCTCCATCACCAAGATGTATTGATCAAGATACCCCAATTGCAACGGTTGGTCTAAATGGAGCAATTGTAATGAAGGCAGCAAAAGCAATCATTGCAGGAGATGAAGTTTATGCAGCACAATGGTCAGAACTTGTTGATGAATCATTCGGAACACCTTTTGATGACCCAAGTCCAACATTTACAAACCCTGAGTTAGTTGTAACAACAATTTCATCAGTTCAGGCAAGTACAAGAAGCACAACAGTATACTTTAATAATAACATGTCTAAGAGATTCTCTCTTGAAGAGCAGATCCTTGTTAAAAGAGATGGATACTATCAGTTTGTTGTTTCAGGTCAGGTTTTAGTTGGAGACGCAATAATTGAGGTTTCTGGTAATATATTCTCAGAAGCCTATGTTACAGACGTAACTCTAGTAAATGAAGATCGTGTAGTTTACACATTTGACTGTGAGCCTACAGACACTCTTATTGCTGGAAATATAGTCGTTCACAACGCTAAAGCATTCTAATAAAGCGTATAGCATAATGGTAGGTATTAGAAATTATTCTAGTATCTACCATTTGCACATTCCCAGAACGGCTGGAGTGTTTTTAAGAAATCATTTATTACAAGAGTTTCATGGTAAAGAATGCTTTGCAACTCATTATGATCCAATTGATAAAAACTCTTTAATGCAAAAATATTATGTAGGTGGTCATTTTGGAACAAGCCCTATCTCATATATGGACAACCCACTAGTCTTTACTGTATTAAGAAATCCAATTGATAGGTTTATTAGTTATGCAAAATACACAAGGTCATTCTTTCAAAAAGACTCTATGGATGAACTTATTTATGGACAATACTCTAGCCTACATGAAAATACACAAACCAAGTTTATAACAAATAATATAGATATAGATAAATACAACACAAATCTTGTAAGTCCAGAGACAATTCAGAATAATTGGTTCATAGGACAAAAAGAATCTTTTGATTTAGCAAAAGACTTTATTGATAATAATGTTGTAGTTACACTAGAAGACATAGATAAACTGCCTGACATTTTAGGTATTGAAAAGTTTAAAAATATGTCAAAAGTAAATGAGACAAGAAATTTAAGTGGGGTAACAAAAGAGCAGTATGATAAAATTGTATCTATGAATGAGTTAGATCTGGAGGTTTACCAATATGCAAAAACTAAAAAAAACTACTGATTGGTCAATCTTACATATTAAAGATTATAACGTAGACCACTTGGTTAGGTACTCTGCTTCATTAAACTCTGAGTGGTTCTACGACACATCCAGACAACAAACCTATAAAACACATAAAGATACCCAAATGTTTCCTATTCGTTTTATGGATTATGAGTGGAATCCTGGAGACCCCATTACAATTCTAAACAAAAATAATATAATTGATATAGAGGCTAAAGAGCAACTAGATAGTATAATTAATGATCTAGAAAAAGACTATGAGTCAAAAGTAGTAAGAATTGAATTTGTTAGAATGCCAGCCCAGACATCTGTCAGACCACATGTTGATGGTGGAGACATGCTTTACCTTATTAGAAGGTGTCACCTACCAATGGTTACCCACGAGGATGTTCTATTTACAGTTTTAGATAATACACTGAATATGAAGGTCGGAAGCGCATATGAGATTAATAATGGAATGCCACATTCTGTTATAAATAAAAGCGGGATAGATAGAATTCATCTAATTATAGATCTACTCCCAAATGAGCATTTTTAGCAATATGATATACTTATAAAGTAACCTACAGAGGAGTAAGAATGCAGTCAAACTATCCACCAGAAATTAAAAGTGTCAGCCAGTCAGTCCAGCCACATAAGTTTTTTGAAAGAAATGTAACTGGAGATCTACCAAAGTTAGTAAAAGAACTTGAAGATAGATACAGTAAGATTGAGCGTGCAGAACTCCTTGGTGTTTCACCACTTAAAGATAATGAATCTTGGAAGCAGTCTAATAGTGTTTCAACAATGAAGTGGAGAGAGTATAACGTTTTTCAGTTCCACATCGATGAACTGTATGACCTATACAAGTCTATTTCTGACATGACAAAAGAAGCCTGTGAATACTATGAAATTGATTTTGAAAAGCAAAAATTCTTTATTCAGGGTTGGTTTAATATTAATCATACTAAAAAGGGAAAGTTAGATTGGCACGATCATGGTCCTTGGGGAGCCCCTAATTTTCATGGCTACTATTGCGTTAAGGCAGAGCCTTCGTCTACATATTACAAAGTATTTGACAAAGAAGTTGAAAATAAAAATATTGATGGAAGAGCCATTTTATCTGAGATGGGACATCCACATGCACAAGCAGACTGGGACTGGGAAGGTCCAAGAGTTACTGTAGCATATGATGTAATTCCATTGTTTGGACTAAAACAAAATGGAATGCACCAAGAGCAGCATTGGATTCCTTTGGTATGAGTCCAGTCAAAGTAAATAAAGATCACAAATTTTTTGAAAGATTTTTAACAAATGATTTAGATTCTCTATCTTCATATTTAATTCAAAAACAAGATGATCTGTATGCTGGCAAGGTTCCAAACATTGGAATAGATCATGCAAGTCAAATTCATGGTGTTCATAATCTTGGAGATAAATATAACATCTTTCAGTTCCATAACGATGCCATTCACAGCCTGTATGAGGCTCTTAGAGAGATGACTGTAGAGGCTTGCGAGTATTATGGTATAGACTTTAAACAAAGTCAGTTTATGATTCAGGGATGGTTTAATACTGACGGAATTAAGTCACCACCTACAGATTTGGACTCTCATTATCATGATCATCTTGGAGGAACAGGAGCCCCTAATTTTCATGGATATTATTGTGTTTCTGCTGAACCATCTAGCACTTATTATAAGATAGGTGGTCATGAAGGAAGTGCATTTGAAAATAAGAACCTTAACAATAGAGCAATTCTTTCCGAAACAGGACACCCACATGGCATTGGTCCTTGGGTATCAGATGAGCCAAGAATTACTATAGCCTACGACATATCTCCATTGCGTTATATGTCTGGAGATAAAGAACAACACTGGGTTCCCCTTGCATGAAAAACCTGATTTGCTTTTTGTTTGGGCATAAAGTAGTTTCAACAACATGTCCTTACACAAAAGCAACATATTCACAATGTCAAAGATGTGCTCCAAAAGCACACAGTAAATCAACTTTTAATTAACTCTCAACCACTTGTTTAGGTAGAGTTTTGCTTTTTAGAAAACTCTGCTATACTTAAGACTTATTCCGTTTTTGAAAGGACGATACACATGTCAGATTTTTTTAGTTTTAGACTTCCAGAGGACTTTGTAGAAAAATATAAATCTCAAGAAAATCCATTTGGTTTTAAAGATGCAGCAGAAAACTCACTTGGAGAAATTACTTTTATTCGTACATATTCTCGTATGAAGGAAGATGGAACAAAAGAAAGATGGCATGAAGTTTGTCGCCGTGTAATTGAGGGTATGTATTCAGTTCAGAAGAATCACGCCAAAGAAAATCGTCTACCATGGAATGATTATAAGGCTCAGAAGTCAGCACAAGAAGCATTTCAAAGAATGTTTGAATTAAAGTGGACACCACCAGGACGAGGTATGTGGGCTTTTGGAACTCCTATGACTATGGAGAAAAAGAACTCAGCAGCACTACAGAACTGTGCAATGGTTTCGACAAAAGATCTTGACAAGAACGATCCAGGAGCCCTATTTGCTTGGGTTATGGATGCCCTAATGCTTGGGATTGGTGTAGGGTTTGATACAGTAGGACAGGATAAGAATTTCTCAATCTATGCCCCAACAGAACCAGAACAGGTGTTCGAAATTCCAGACACTCGTGAAGGCTGGGTAGAATCTGTAAGACTTTTAATTAACTCTTATTTGAGAGCAAACCAAAGCATTCAGAAGTTTAGTTATGATTTGATTAGACCTCTAGGAGCCCCAATAAAGGGCTTTGGAGGCGTTGCATCAGGACCTGCACCTCTTATCAAGTTGCACGACCATATAGACCGTGTAATCGGCTCCAGAGCAGGTGAAACACTAGACTCTCGTGCTATCGTAGACTTAGTAAACCTTATTGGCACCTGCGTTGTATCAGGTAACGTTCGTCGCTCAGCAACCCTTGCTTTGGGCAATGCAGGGGATGAAACATTCATGAATTTAAAGAACTCAGATATGTTCCCAGAGCGTAACTCATTTGATCCAGAGAATCCAGGTTGGGCTTGGATGTCTAATAATTCTATTTCAGCAGAAGTAGGAACAAAGTACGGAGACTATGTAGATTTAATTACGGAAAACGGAGAACCAGGATTTATCTGGCTTGATGTTGCTCGTAATTATGGCAGACTAAAGGATGCGCCAGATGGAAAAGACTATCGTGTGATGGGCTTTAATCCCTGTGCGGAGCAGCCATTAGAATCATATGAACTATGTACACTTGTAGAAGTGCACCTAAATCGTCATGAATCTAAGGAAGACTTCCTGCGTACCCTAAAGTTTGCATACCTTTATGGAAAAACTGTAACACTTGTTCCAACACATTGGCCACAAACAAACGGTATTATGCAACGTAATCGTCGTATTGGAACATCTCTTACTGGTATTGCATCATTTGCAGATCAAAAAGGCTTACCAATTGTCCGTGAATGGATGGACGAAGGCTACAATAAGATTCGTCACTATGACCACCAATATTCAGAATGGTTATGTGTTCGTGAATCAATTCGTGTAACAACAGTAAAGCCATCGGGATCAGTTTCAATTCTTTCTGGTGCAACACCTGGAGTTCACTGGGGTCCTGGAGGAGAGTTCTTCCTTCGTGCAGTTCGATTTGGAAATACAGATCCAATGATGCATTTGTTCAAAGCAGCAGGGTACACAATCGAAGATGACGTAGTGTCAGCAAACACATCAGTTGTATACTTTCCAATCAAGTCAGGTCATCCAAGATCTGAAAAGGATGTTACATTATTTGAGAAGATTGCACTTGCTGCAACTGCTCAGAAGTACTGGTCAGACAATGGTGTTTCTGTAACGCTTTCATTTGACAAGGAAACAGAATCAAAGCACGTTGTTCCAGCACTGCATATGTACGAGGGGCAATTAAAGGCAGTTTCATTCCTTCCAATGGGAAATCACACGTATCCACAACAGCCATACACTCAGATTACTGAGGAGGAGTATAATGGTTATATTGGCAAATTGAAGCACATTGACTTTGGAGCAATTTACGACGGTGTAGATAATCTTGAGGCCCAAGGTGAAGCATATTGCACAACAGACTATTGTGAAATTAAGGTGAACTAATGCAAAACTTTATAGATCAAATCCATTATGTAAAAGGGTTTATGCCAAAAGATGTAGCAGAAAGAATTGGGTCATATGCAAAAGACCACACTCTATTGTTTGATGAGTTTGGAAATGGAGAAAAAGAGTTTACAGTACACACATATCATTCAATTGAAAAGCATGACCCTGCACTATTAAAGACAATGCAAGAGTATGCAAATAAAGTCTATGAGTTTGTTAAAGAAAAATATGAAGGACCGTTTCAAGACTTTTATGAAACAAAAACTCATATAGCAAAGTTTATGCCAGGATGGGGAATGCATGAGCACTATGATGCTAGCAGACCTAATGACATAGCAACTTTAGTTTATATAAATGATGATTATGTTGGAGGAGAAATTTACTTTCCAGCCTATGATATTTCATATAAGCCAGAGCCAGGAGATTTGCTTTGCTTCCCAGATAACCCAGATTTTGTTCATGGAGTTAAAGAAATCAATGATGGAATTCGATATACAACTCCTCGCTGGTTTACCCGCATTGTGTGATAAAATAGACTAGGAGAACCTATGTCGAACCCATCTAATCTATATGCGGAAAAAGTTTATTCAGAACACCCAACTCTTTTGTGGGCCCTGGACGACACTTGCGACTACTTATCTCTACTAACTCCAATCACTTCTGACCTATCAACATGGACGGCTACAAACGGTTCTGTAGCAGAAACAACAAGCATTCCATCACAGCCATTTCTGAACAACACTTTATTTGAACTTTCTGGTGTACCGTCAGAAGAAGTTATTCAGTATACAACATTAGTCAGCCCAGACATAATTAATATGACAGAACTAAACGATGCTTTAGATTCTTTTGCTTTTGGGCTTAATGTTTTTTCTTCTGGATCACACCTATACTCAATATCTTTAGGTTATGAGTATAACGATGTTTCAAGTGGAAGTACAATTCAAAAATTAAAAGACTTTCCAATTAACTTGTCAGATAAATGGATTTTTATATCCGAAACATTTTTAAATCCAAATCAAAATACTACAATGAGACTTATTATTAAGATTGGATATTCTCCAAGCCCAGACGGACCAGAAGAGTATAAGTTTTTGCTTAATGGTATTAATCTCGGTCAGTGGTCAGAAGAATTTATCTCTAGTTCATCAGGACTAACAGAACTGCAAGACTTACCCTCCGATATTGCTTTAGAAACTTGCAAGGTCGTAAATGCAAATGCTTACGGCTTATCTTCTGGACATGGATATTATTTGTCAAAATCCAATGCTTTATCAGCAAGAAACTTTGGTGTTCCTCTTGTATATGGTGCACTAAACTCAACAGTCTTATCTCCAAACACTAATTTAGATGGTAGCCCAAAGCCATCTTTGATAGTTCCAGGTATTGGATTTATGAATGAAAGCGGAAGATATAAAGAGTACACTGTAGAGTTTTGGACTAGAGCAACATCTGATTCACCAAAAGCAAAAAGAATATTTGGTCCAATTTCAAATACAGACGGACTCTATGTAGATGGTGCTTTTTTAACTTTATCAGTAGGAGACCAGTTTGATTCAAAGTATGTAGGTGAGTGGGGAAGACCTATGCTAATTCAAGTCACTTACTACAATAATAAAATGACGGTAATCTTAAACGGAGAGTCTGTCATATCTTTGACAATAAACACATCAACTTTAGAACTTCCAGCAAAATTAAATTCTAGCGGTAAAGATCAAGACTGGCTAGGATTTTATGCTTATGATGATATATATCCACTAGAAGTAGATTGCATAGCAATATATCCCTATAATGTTCCCGAGGTTGTAGCAAAAAGACGATGGACATATGGACAAGCAGTTACATCAACAGAAAGAATTAATAATCAGTATAACGGAACATCTTCGTTTATAGACTATGCATTTGCTAACTATGATGCCAACTATAAGTATCCACAAATGGGATCTTGGAGCCAGGGAACTTTTGATAACGTTGTAACTGATGGACTATTCCTTTCCACACCGTCTTATTCACTTCCAGACTATTACTTTGTTAACGCAACAATTGATGATTTATATCAAAGCAATAAAGACCTTCAACCAATTAACGGCCAGGCAAATGGAGTAGAAACGAATACATTCCTTTCATTAAGTGCAGAGCAAGAGATTAATGGATACTTGAAGTTTAATAATCTTGGGATTTTGACAGAAAAGATAAAAGGTATTTTTGGAGTCTTTAAGGTTAAAGATGTTCCGACAGAAGAAGAAATTCTTTTTATATTTGAAAATAGAACAAACCTCGATACATTTAAGGTGTCCATTTTAAATCAAAACATAATCTATAAAATTAAGGTTAATGGAATCGAAACTACAGTTAAAACTGTTCCCTATATAACTAACGATATTTTTGCTGCTGGTTTTGATATCGACAACATTTCTGAGTTTTTCGGTAAAGATGTTGCCACATTTTTTGGAAGTTTATCTCTTCTCACTCTTTATGTTTTAAACAACAAAACACTGTCTTCAAAATTTAATGGAAACTTTTACAGAATGTCTTTCTCTTCACCAAGAAACTTTACATCAATTTCACAACACTTTGGACTAGATGGCGTATGCTTTGAGCACGGGAATCTAGTAGATCATATTGCAAGTTATACTCTTATTCCAACAATAGAATATGAAAAGTTTTACTTAGATGTTGGTGTTTCTGGATATTGGGAAGACTACATTCCTTTATCTTATTTTGCAAAATATATTAAAGATGCATCTGGCAAAGATCGATATGATTTAGACTTTATACAGTTCAATATAGACTACCCATCTCCGTCTGTTTTTAAGACAGTTAGTGAGGTCAATAGTTGGACATACAGAGAGTTAAACGAACAGTTTGCAGATCCAGTTCAGCAAACATACGAAGTGCTAGATAATTCTTTATACACTGGATATCAGGACTACGATGATTTGTCTAAAAACAGATCATTGCTTAATTATGAATACAACACTGCAGACTCTATAGTGAGGTCTTATGTTTCTTTTCAGTTTGTTGCAGATGGGGCAAATAAATTTTATACAGACTTTAGCAATACTGCTCCTGCATTAAAAGCAGGGATTATTGATATAGAGGGTGGACTTGAATGGCAAAACACCAAGTATGAAGTTGTTAACGATACAATAATCTATCCACCAAAAAGTGTTGACTTTAATGATCTTGCTATCGTCACCCACCTTGAATTTAAGCATAGAGGTATTCTTGGTAAGCAAGTAAAACTAAGATCTTTGGAGTTTGCTTCTCAATCACTTAATGAGACATCTGCAAATCCAATTGGAACAAAGTTTGGAAAAGATATTTTCCCATATACAAAATCTGGAATATACTATGACTATAAATCAAAGAACCCTATTAGTATTTATAAAAAAAGCACACCATATTTATATCTAACAAGATATAGCGGAATTCAGGTCCGTGGTGACTTTGATCCATTTGTTAATAGAGGAATAAGCATTCCCATTAATTCAAATAAAACAGAAGAGTATCGGGTAAACTCTATTCAACTTGCTTTGAGATATGACAATAACTCATTTCCAGTTACACCATATGAGATATTTGAAATAAAAGACTCACAATCAACTATTAAGTTTTTTATGGTTGCCAACAGTCCTTCTGGAGATAGAGCAAAGATTTATGCAGTAAATGCACAAACAGGAAAAGTTCAAGATGGAATTTCTTATTATATTAATGGACAGTTGGTTTCATACCCAGTAATTACAATTAAACAATGGGCATTCCTTGGAATTTCTTTTGGATCTCCGTTATCATTTTCTGGTTACTCTGGCTACATAAACTTAAACGGTTCAATGCTTTTTAATCATGTGTCTTATTATCAAATGACAAGCCTACAACAGAAGCAAAGTTTCTCTTATAGAATTTGGGATGAGGTAAAGGAGCAGTATGTTCCAGGTGACCCAACCCCAGTTCCATTCCAGTGGGATTATTGGAATGCAGCATATATCTGGTTTTCTGTCTTAGTAAGATCTTCATCTTTTTCTTATGGAATCACCCCAGGAGATATCTACAGGACATATATAGGCACTAATAAGATTATTATTGATAGTGAAAAGACTTTTAGGCTTTCTAATGACCCAGTTTCTGTATATACAGAGTCATCATGGAAGCAATACATATCCTCTCCTCTCTAATATGGTATACTTATGGTTATGAATATTGAAAATCCAAAGAAAAAGCGCAAAGCATTGCCCAAAATGAAAGGGCAAATCGGGGAATCCAAAGTAAAGGTTATTGAAAAACACTATGAGTGGGGCCTGTATGTTTACAAAAAGGCTAATGGAAAATGGTTTACAGACGGAACGGGATCAATTTTAAATATTGAATCCATGAAAGGCGACATTCTTCAGATCTCAAAACTTAAAGATGCTGCAAGGTATTATGGTGATGAAGGAGACGGAGAGTGCATCTTCGTTCCAGGACTAACAAGAATCTCAGAAGAAGAATACTCTGAGCAAAAGCAAAGACTTTCAGAAGGACTTATTCCTTCTATGAACGACCTTGGTGCAGTTCAAGCAGCCAAAGACACTATATCGAAATATGGAAGTGATGACTAATGAGTGATGAAAGAGAATATAGAATTGGTGCAAGAATTGACGATTTGCCAAAAGCAGACGATACATTTCAGAAACAAGATCCATTTAACAAGAGTTGGGATGAACTCAAAAACCTAAATGGATTAGACAACAACTTTAAAAGACGTGCTTCAAGAATTGTAAAAGCAGAAGCCCCACAAGCATACATTGATAATGCCCTTGCAGTTAGTTCTGGTATTGGTGGAGCAAAATCAAAAGAGATTAATCCAGGAGTTTTATATCATAACGCATATGGGTTGTTTGATGTTATTACTCCACCATGGAACCTATACGAACTTGCAAACTTTTATGACACTTCGTTTGCAAACCATGCAGCCATTGATGCAAAAGTAGAGAACATTGTTGGACTAGGTTATGACTTTGAGATCTCGCCAAGAACAATGCTTAAACTTGAAACTGCAGAAAAGGGTACGGCAGAAAAAGCAAGAAAAAGAATTGAAAGAGCAAAAATTGAAGTTCGTGATTGGCTTGAAAGCCTTAATAGTGATGACTCATTTACTTCTTCAATGGAAAAGGTTTATACAGATCTTCAGGCAACTGGAAACGGGTACCTTGAAATTGGTAGAACAACTCGTGGTGAAATTGGGTATGTTGGACACATACCAGCAACAACAGTAAGAGTCAGACGACTAAGAGATGGCTTTGTTCAGGTAATTGGAAACAAGGTTGTTTACTTTAGAAACTTTGGTGCAACCAACGTTAACCCACTTGGAACAGACGGAAGGCCAAATGAGATTATTCATTTTAAGTCTTACTCTCCACTAAACACATTCTATGGTGTTCCAGACATTATTTCTGCCATCAACTCTTTACATGGAGATTCTCTAGCCTCACAATATAACATCGACTTCTTTAGCAACAAGGCTGTGCCAAGATATGTGGTTACATTAAAGGGTGCAAAGTTATCTGCAGAAGCAGAAGATAAAATGTTTAGATTTCTGCAAACTGGTCTTAAGGGTCAGAACCATAGAACGCTATACATCCCTCTTCCTGCTGACTCAGATACAAACAAGGTTGAGTTTAAGATGGAGCCAATTGAAAATGGAATTCAAGAAGGTTCATTTAAGGAATATCGTAAACAAAACCGTGACGACATCTTAGTTGCACACCAGGTTCCACTATCAAAACTTGGCGGGGGAGACTCAGGGTCTATCGCAGCAGCCTTAGCACAAGATAGAACATTCAAGGAGCAGGTTGCAAGACCATCTCAGAGACAACTTGAGAAAATGATTAATAAGGTCATTCGTGAAAGAACAGATATCCTTGAATTTAAGTTCAATGAACTGACTTTGACAGATGAGATTGCTCAATCACAGATTCTTGAAAGATATGTAAAGAATCAGATTATGCTTCCTAATGAGGCACGTTCAGCATTGGGTATGCCACAAAGAGAAGGTGGGGATGATCCTCTAGATTTGAAACCTCAGCAAGCAGCAGAGGCAACCACTACTCGTGCAAGAGATGCAGAAAGAGTTAACAATAACTCCGATAGTACATCAACAGTTGCTGGAAGAAATCCAAAGGGTGAAGGTCGTAAAGTTGACGAAGAGCCCGATATGTCCACATTGTGATATAATTAGAAAAAGGGGTTTATAATATAATGGTGAGCAATATAACTAAAGCCCATTGGAATTCAGATGGGGAGAATTTGCGTCTTTCTATGCCACTTACAAAAGTGGATAAGGATCGTCGTATCGTTTCTGGTTTTGCATCTTTGGATAATGTCGACAAACAAGATGACATTGTAACAGCAGAAGCATCAATGAATGCCTTTGCAAAATTCAGAGGGAACATCAGAGAAATGCATCAACCATTAGCAGTAGGAAAGATGGTCTCTTTTAAAGAAGATAAATACTTTGATCCAGAAACAAAAACAATGTACAAAGGTGTTTTTGTATCAGCATATGTTTCAAAGGGTGCACAGGATACATGGGAAAAGGTTCTTGACGGAACATTAACTGGATTTTCAATTGGTGGAAGAATGAACAAGTGGGACGACGCATATGATGAGAAATCAGATAAGTCAATTAGAGTTATTAAGGAATATGATTTGGTAGAGTTGAGTCTTGTAGATTCCCCTGCTAATCAGTTTGCAAATATTTTATCTGTTGAAAAGGTAGACGGAGTAGATGTTATTAAAGGTGACGAAACACTTTTAGAAAACGTATTTTGGGACAAAGAATCTGGACTAGTAATGGTTTCAGAAAATGAAGCAGAGGCAAGCCCCACCACAGGAGAGCCAATGGCTAATATAGGGTTCGTTGAAAAAACGGATATTGACAAAACAAATATGATAAAGTTCTTAGTTGATAGTGCTAAAGGCATTAATACTTCTAAGATGAACAAGGAGGAAAACCTTATGGCAAAAGCAACAAAGCAGACAGAAGAAATCGTAGAGAAGACTGATGTCGTAGTTGAAGATGTACAGGTCGCTCCAGAGGCAGATGCGAAAGCAGATGTAGTAGAGACTACAACAGAGGAAGTTTTAACAGAGAAGGCAGCAATGCCAGCACCTGCTAAAGAAGAGACTGATGAAGATGATGCTGCAGAAACTCCAGCAGATGAAGAGGCAGAGGCTAAGAAGCCAATGGCTCCTAAGTCAGATGAGGTAACTACTGATGTAGTTCCAGAAACAAATGACGGTCTTGAAAAAGCCTTTAGCGATCTAGTGTTAACAGTTAAATCTTTGCAGGCAGAAGTAGAACTTCTAAAGTCTTCAAAGGTTGATATTGAAACAGCAAAAAGTTCATTTGATGCAGTAGCAAAAGACATTGCAACAGCAGCAATTGAGTTCAATGAATTTGGTAAGCGAGTAGATGCAATTGAAGCAGACACGGCTTTCCGAAAGTCTGGCGATCTCGGCGAGATTGTACAGGATCAACCTGAAATGGTTGAAAAATCCCTATGGGGCGGTAGTTTCCTCAAAACAGCCGATCTATTCATTTAGAAAAAATCACAGGAGGTGACAATATGTCGGAACAAAATATAGAAAAGAACCAGCCAGGTACCTCAGGTAACATTGGCGGAACAGCACCAGGACTCTACCAGGGTCAGGGAGCGTTCGCATCAGGTTCAGCAGCAGGCGATAACGTACCAGGCAATTACGGTAACGGTGGAGTTCTAGGAAACCTAGACACATCACTTAACGGAATTACATCAGGTCCAAACGCAGTAAACCCTTCAGGTGAGGCTGGAAGCGGAATTCTCCGCCCAGAGCAAGCACGTCGTTTTATTGACTACGTGTGGGATGCTACAACCCTCGCCCAAGATGGTCGTCGTGTTACTATGAGAGCCAACACAATGGAACTCGAAAAGGTAAACGTCGGAGAGCGTGTAATTCGTGCAGCAGCGCAAGCAGTTGGCGATTATACAAACGCAGGAGCAACATTCTCAAAGGTTGAATTGACTACAAAGAAGATTCGTCTTGACTGGGAAGTTGCTGCAGAAGCACTAGAAGATAATATCGAAGGTGCACAACTAGAAGATCACATTGTCCGTTTGATGACAAATGCTTTTGGTAATGATATCGAAGACCTAGCCATTAATGGTTTGGGTTCAGGCAGCGATGCATTCCTTGGAATCATGGAAGGCTTCGTAAACCGTGTAAAGACAGACGGAGATGCTCACGAGTCAGTTGTAACAGTCGCTAATAACGCTTGGACAACAGACGTAATGCAGAACATCATCACAGCAATGCCACGTAAGTATCGTGCTATCAAGTCTAACTTGAAGTTCTATGCTGGTACAGACGCATTCCAAGGAATCGTTAAGAATAACGGAACCCTTGCAGACGCTGTTGCTGAAGCATTTGCTTCACAGGCTGGCGGAACACCACTCAATCGTCAAGCATACCTTGATGGTGGCGGACAGACATTCGGTGGAGCACGTACAACACGTGTCCTAGGTGTCGATGTTCAGGAAGTTCCATACTACCCTGCAGGATATGTCGACTTGACATTCCCACAGAACCGTGTATGGGGATTCCAGCGTGACATTACAGTAAACCGTGAATACAAGCCAAAGAAGGACACTGTAGAATACACAGTCTTCGTTCGCTTCGGTATTCAATGGGAAGAGCAGGATGCAATTGCATTCGCTGACGCTGCTGCAGATGCATAATCTGTAAACAGTACCTTTAATGGGGGGCGGGAGTTCACTCTCCTGCCCCCTTATTATTTATAATGATATAATACTATTTAGGAGGAAATACAATGGAAAATAATTTTAACAATCAAGAAACTCCAAAGGTTGAAGAGCCTGCAATTAAAGCACCAGAGGTTGCAGTAGAAACAGCAGTTGTAGTAGAAGAAAAAGTAGAAGCAGTTGTAGAAACAAAGGTTGAGGATGTCATTAAGGCACCCGCCTACTCTGCACCTGTTGAGCAAGTTCCAGCCTTAGCACCAGTTGCTAATGGTGTCATTGGTACAGGAACAGCAGACAAACCAGTAAAAAAGGTTTCAACTCCAAAGCCAGCAAAGGAAGATACAGTGGCAATCAAGTCAACCAAGAACGTAACTTGGATTGGCGTAGGTAAGATTTCTAAGGGAATCAACATTGTTTCTAAGTCAGAGGCAGCAGAATGGCTTACACGTGATCACGTAACTAAGGTAGAACCAGAAGAAGTTGCGAAGGAATTCGGTAAGTAAAAATGGAGGTTTTGAGAGTTCCACCTTATCCCCTTGTACCAATATGGACTGTTTCATCAGCAAATGCTCCATATACTATGTACATTGAGGATCTGGTGGATCACTCAATAGAAACCCTAGAGTTAACATCAACAGCACTATCTCAAGTTTCATACACCTTTCCAATTGAAAAGGCACAGTATGACAGAAAGTTCTTTGTAAAAATTGTTGATGATAATGGCCATAGTGAAATTGAAGAAAATCTAGATATTTTAAGACCATACATAGACCCTAAAAAATTAGGTACATCAGCAACAGAAATTCAAGAATACAAGATATTAGAACTCATTGCTAGATCAGTTATTGACAATATCATTCCAAGTGGTTTTTACAACACAAAAAGTATCCTACAGGGTGTAGGTAATAATACAGACTATTTCCCAGTCTGGAAAGAAACAAACAAAATTTTAAAAGTTTATCAAAACAATATATTAGTTTACGATGTTGCATCTGAAACGAATGAATACTCATACTCTTTGACTCTTGATAACTCAGCAATACAGAGAACTTTTGTTGGAGGATACAACCGTGCAGAGTCTGCCATTATGCAAACTCCTTATGCTCAAGGAGATCTTGGCTATTATGGATTTAGTGGTGTGGCATTTCCAGCAGGAGTAGACTATACATTTATATTAGACACTGGATACAAAGCAGTGCCAGCAGATATTGAGCAAGCAACAAAGATTTTGATTGAAGATATTAAGTGCGGGAACTTAGACTATTACAAGAGATTTACAAAGAACTATCAGACAGATCAGTTTAAAGTAGAGTTCTCAGAAAAACTATTTAGCGGAACTGGGAACCTGCTTGTTGATAAAATACTAGACAAGTATTCAAATACAATACTACGACCAGGGTTGATATAATGTCATGCGATTCACCATCTGCTATATATCCAATGCTTGTTGACATATACTATGCTGGTGTAAGCCAAGGAACTTATGGTAATGTAAAGAAGCAGTGGATGTTTTCAAAATCAGTTCCATGCTATTTTGCACATGCAGGATTAAAGAATAAAGAAGAGTTTAGAACAAACACTGTTGCAATTACTCAGGACACCACACTGCTTGGAAGAACAGCCTCAGACATAAGATTTTCTGAACTAGGAGATAGCACATCTAGCAACAACGTATTGCTTACAAATATTCGTGATTCTTCTGGAAGCCCAATATATGTTGAGCCTGCTGGAGAAAGAGTTGGAAAGTCAACCCTATTTGAAATAGCATCAGTTGCCCCAACAATTGGTATGTTTGGAAAAGTAGAATACTACAAGATTGTCTTGCGTAGATCTGATAACCAGGCGGTAGACCTATAATGATAAAATTTAATTCAAAGCAGTTTAAGATTGATCTAACAAACATCGTAGAGTATTCCGTTGGATTCTTAGATGGAATTCACGCAGGTAAAAAAGTATTTCTAAATAATCTTGGTAAAGAATCTGTAGAAGTTATTAAACAGTTTATTGATTCAAATGCAAAGGCTGATCCAGCAATGCTCGCACACGTATACGAATGGTATCAAGTTGGTAGCCCAGACGCAAGACTATATGACATTAACTATACTGTAAGTAATCTTGGTCTTTCTTTCTTGTCAACCTTTAAACAATCATCAACTATTAAAGATGGATCACGAGAGCCTTTTTATAATAAAGCAAGAATTATGGAAGAAGGAATTCCTGTTGTCATTAGACCAAAGGTTGCAACAACACTAGTATTTGAACAAGACGGAGAAACAATTTTTACAAAAAATGCAGTAAAGGTAGATAATCCTGGAGGAGTAGAAGCACAAGGGGGATTTCAAAAAATGATGGACATCATCTTTAGTAAGTATTTCTCCCAAGCACTCCTAAGAACAACAGGGCTTGACCTATATCTAAACAATCCTAGAGTATATAAAACCAATATGGCAGCAGGCAAACGATCTGGAAGATCTGCAGGTTACCCAACAGGATTTAAGTGGATTGCAAATGCGGGGGTAGTAAATGGCTAATATATACCATCCTCCGTCATTGATCAATGCCTATTTAGCAGCAAAGGTTAATCCCGCTTTTGATGATCAAACAGAAAATGCTATCAACCTAAGATTCTTTCCAACCAGCCCGACATCTATTGATACTTTGACTGAAACCTTCCCAGATGGTGGAGGGACATTCGCAGTTTATGACAGAATGCTTCGTATGCGTAGACAGCCATTCCCTCATATCAAATGTGAGCAAGTCTTGTATTATTTTTATGCTTTTGGAGAAAACCATATTGAGAGCATGGTCAAGATTACGGCAGATGTAGAAGAGTGGCTAAACAATGGAGACGAATCCGCAGAAGATCTAAACAAATGGGCAAGAGAAAATACTGCTTTATGGTCAGATGCAACCCTACCTATTCAGTTCCATAACTTCAAGGTATACCAACTACAGGAGACCAGAGACATCATTGATTTTGGTACAGCACGAACATATGCAGGAAACAAGATTATAGTCGATTTTGACTGGCACAAGGGCTAGTAAAAAGGCTGTTATAATTGTAGATGAGGAAACACGCCTACAATTTCATATAGTAAACTAAAGAAAAAGAGGTGGAATAAATGGCTTATACACGTGGCTCGTCCAATAACATCATCGTGGGAGCAGCAGCGCTGTTCACATACGATGGTTCATTATCGGGACAAATCGGAGATTCTCTAGGGACTCTCCCAGGCTTTGAAGCAGGACTATCTTATAAGGATACCCTAGCAGATGAGGCTAATTATACAAACGTAGGATATACCAGCAATGGTATTGAACTTACATTCCAGCCTGACTTCGGTGAAGTTCAGGTTGACCAGGTACTTGACGTTGCTCGTCTTTTCAAGCAAGGTATGCAGGTATCACTTAAGACTTCATTCGCTGAGGCAACACTAGAAAACCTTTTGGTTGCAGTTGCAGCACAGGATGAGGATCTTGATGCCCTTACAGGCACAGGAGTTGGAGCAGGAAGCAAGTCTTTCGACATCAACTCAGGAGCACTAGGAGAAGTTCCACTGGAGCGAGGAATCGTTGCAGTAGGACCAGGAACTGGTGACCCAGCAATTGACAAGGAGCGTATTTACATCGGATACCGTGCACTCTCAATTGAGAGCGTAACTGCATCTGCTAAGCGTGATGCTGCTTCTATGTTTGACGTAACTTTCCGTATGCTTCCATTGGATAATGGTATGTATGGTAAGATCGTTGACCGCAGAATTGCATAATTAATTTATTAATTATACGAGAACTGCCCTTTCTTAGGATTGGGCAGTTTTCTTTGCTATAATGGTTTAATGGCCACTAAAGTATACCAAGAGCATCCAGTCACCCTTTTTGATGGAACCGTAATATTACTATCACCATTAAAAATTAAATACCTACATCAGGTTATGGAAACATTTCTTTCTGTTAAAAAAGCAAAAAATGATTTAGAGGCTATAGCAGTTTTGACAGAATGTACAAGATTGGCAATGCAACAATATTGCCCAAGACTATCCCTAAGTATTGAAGATTTGGAAGATGCTGTCGACCTGCCAACAGTTTACAAAGTAATGGATATTGGCGCTGGAATAAAGATTGATGATAAAGACGATCAACCAGTAAAAGAGCAAGCAGCCGAAGGTGGTGACACTTGGGATAGCCTAGATTTATTAAAGTTAGAGTCTGAAGCATTTTTGCTGGGGGCTTGGAAAAATTATGAAGACCTAGAACTATCTATATCAATGCCAGAACTATTACAGATTATATCTATGAGGAGAGAACTTGACCATATGGAGAAAAAGTTCTTAGCAGCAATTCAAGGTGTTGATATAGATAAAGACAAGGGCGATGATAAATGGGAAGAAATGAAAAATAGAGTTCTGTATAAGGGCAAAGGCAGTAACGATATTACAAACCTATCAGGAAAGCGTGCAATGGAGGCTGGGTTTGGAATAGGCAACGGTCTAGACTATGAAGAAATAACTGCATAAAAAACACGCTTGTTTATGCTATAATTGATACAACCTTACAAGGAGGAAAAATGGCAACAACAGTCCATGAAGAAAAGACAGTAACACTGATTGATGGAACAAAGATCAAGGTAAGACCACTAAAGATTTCTCTACTTCGTCCGTTTATGAAGAAGTTTGAAGGAGTCGCAGCAGTAGCAGAAGATAACGAAAAGTCAATGAACATTCTTATGGAATGTATTCAAATTGCAATGAAGCAGTACAAGCCAGAACTTGCAGAAGATTTGGCAGCATTGGAAGATAATATGGATCTCCCAACTGTGTACAAGATTATTGAAGAAGCATCTGGAGTTAACCTTTCAGATACACCAGTTCTCAATACTCTTCCATAAATAAAACTATAAAGAGGTAATAATGAATGGCTGATATTCAGTCCAATATTGTAGTCAATATTGATACATCTGCAGCACTTGCAGAACTCAAAGCGCTACAACGCCAGATATCGGCTTTTCATTCCTCAATGGCAAAGGGTGGTGCTGCTAGCACTGCTGTTTCTGCCAACATGCAGCAAAACCTTGCAAACACTATTAATTCTAGTGGCAAGTTTCATGCTGAGATGGTTCGTGTAAGATCTACAACAGAATCATTTAATACAGCGCTTGCTAAAAACCAACTCTCAATGAAAGAGTATTTTAGATATGCTGGTGGAGCATCTAAAACATTCGGTAGACTATTTAAGCAAGAGCATGAAACAATCAACAAGGTTGTAAGAGAAAATGTAAAGACTCTTCAGACTCAGTATATAAAGATGGGTCGAGATGCATCTGGATCTTTAAAGGCCATGTCAGTACGTCCACTAGCCTTGGACATGAAAAATTTACAAACACAAACAGCCCTTGCTGCACAAAAGCAAGCATTGCTAAATCAACTTTTAAGACAAGGTTCTACAAACCTTCTAAACTTTGGTAAGAATACTCAGTGGGCTGGACGACAGTTGATGGTTGGTTTTACAGTTCCACTTATGTATTTTGGTGCAGCAGCAAGCAAGACATTCATGCAAATAGAAGAGCAAGCAATTAAGTTTAAACGTGTTTACGGAGATCTTTTCACAACATCCTCTGAGTCTGCAAAAGCATTAAAGGATGTTCAACTTCTTGCAAATGAGTTTACAAAGTATGGTATAGCCGTAGCAGATACAATGAAGATGGCAGCAGATGTTGCTGCAACTGGTAAGGTTGGCGCAGACCTAATGTCTCAAGTTGCATCTGCAACAAAACTTGCAGTTCTTGGAAACATCGATCAAGAAAAATCTCTTGAAACTATCATCTCTCTTACATCTACATTTGGTATTGCTGCAAATGATTTAGCACAAAACATTGACTTCCTTAACGCTGTAGAAAACCAGACAATCTTAAACATCGATGACCTAACAACTGCTATTCCAAAGGCAGCACCAGTAATTAAACAACTTGGTGGAAACGTACAAGACCTTGCATTCTTTATGACAGCAATGCGTGAAGGTGGTATTAATGCATCAGAAGGGGCTAACGCACTAAAGTCTGGTCTTGCTTCTATGATTAACCCATCAGCAAAAGCAAGTGCTTTCTTAAAAGACTTAGGCATAAATCTTAAAGGAATTGTTGAAAGCAATCAGGGAGATATTAAAACTACTGTTATTCAGTTTGCACAAGCACTAGACACTTTAGATCCTCTTAATCGTTCTCGTGCAATTGAGCAACTATTTGGTAAGTTCCAGTTTGCTCGTATTTCTACACTGTTCCAGAATGTACTTAAAGAAGGAACGCAAGCACAAACAGTCTTAGGCTTAACAAAAGCCACAACAGAAGAACTTGCAATCCTATCTGAGCGAGAATTGTCAAAAATCTCAGACTCTCCAATGTTTAAATTTAAAAAACAAATAGAAGATCTTAAAGTTGCTATAGCCCCAATTGGTGGAGAGTTCTTAAAAGCACTAACTCCAGTAGTTAAATTCTTTGGTGGAATATTTGAAAAGTTTAATGGCCTTTCAGATGGTGCTAAAAAGTTTATTGTTATTCTTACAACAGTAGTTGCTGGTATAGGACCACTACTACTTATGTCTTTTGGTTTATTGGCAAACGGTGTTGCAAATATAATTAAGATGTTCGTTGGAATTAAGTCTATATTCAATGGAGTTGGAAAATCATCTCTCGGTCTTGGCGAACAGACTAACTATCTTACACAACAGCAGATGGAAAATGCAGCCTCTGCAGCATCTCTTGATCAAGCACATCAAAGATTACAACAAAGATTTACATCTGAAAAGACTGCGGTAGTTCAGTTAACAGCAGCATATCTACAAGCGGTTCAAGCACAGAGAGCCTTTGGAATGCCTGCCATGCGCCCTGGTATGCCTGGTAAGCCACCAATGCGTCTTGCTGAAGGAATTGTTACAGTACCAGGACCAAAGGGCGCAGGAGACGTTGTTCCAGCAATGCTATCTCCAGGAGAGTCTGTAATTCCAGCAAAGCAGTCTGATAAATATGCACCACTTATTTCAGGAATTATTGCTGACAATATTCCAGGGTACATAAAGGGTCTTCAAGGCGCAGGAGGAAAGACAGAATTCGCACACATTGGATCAATGACTCCAGTCCCTGCTGCAACACTTGCAGCACAGTTAAATCAAATGGAAGGTGCAGTAACAGCAAGAGCACTTAGAGTAATCAATGCAGTTGCTGCTCAATTTGGAAATGCTTTGATGGTAAATGTTTACGGTAAGTTGGGTATGACAACTGGACAAACATCAACTGGAAAGAGTATTAATGGACTTCTTGGTAAGCCAGGAGGAGTAGCAAAATCAGAATTTGTTGCAGACTTTGACAAGCAAGGTATGCAAAGATGGAAGGCATCATTAAAGGCTGCAGGATTAAAGATGGACGATGTGTCTGCAGAGTTGACACAATTAGATCGTGGTATCAGAGAGTACATGACATCTGTTCACAAGGGTGCAGTAGTTACTGATCAAACAGTAAAGCAAGCATATGAATATTCAACCAAAAAGATGGCAGCAGATAGCAGAGTAGTCACAGCATTTAATCAGTTAGCAAATACTGCTGGAGAAGCAAGAGTAAATATCTCACAAGCAGTTGCTGCCAAGTTTGGATTGTCAAAGGTTCCTACTGCAGGAAGCAAGCCAGTAGTTAGAGTTGGCGAAGAAAGAATTAGAACTGGTGGAGATAGACTCCCATTCTATAGAAGTGCAGGATTTGATATTGTTAAGGCTGCTACAAGGGCTATTGCAGAAGGCGCAAAGAGCGCCCTTAAAGTTGCTTCTCCTTCAAAGGAAATGCGTACTGTTGGAGAGCAGTCTGGAGCAGGACTTGTTCTTGGTGCTAAGGGTCAGATTGATGATGCAACTGTAGCAGGTCAGCAAATCGGTGCAGCAATTAAAACTGGTGCAGTCTCAGGACCAATGCCAACGGGATCTCAGTCAGGAAATCGTGCAGCACTTTATGGAACTGGTCCAGTAGATGCTAATGCTAAGTCAGTTCGTAGACAACTAGAACTCGTTGAGAAACGTAAGTTAGCAGAAGCAAAGAAGCAGTTAAAACTAGATGAAAGAATTTCTCAGTCTAAGCAAGCGTTGTATGGAACAACTGGTGAAATCACACAAGACATGAGAACTCAAAGAAGATTAAGACAGGCTACAGAAAGAGCATTAATCAAGGCACAGGCAGAAAGAGCAAAGGCAGAAGCAGCAGCAGCAGCCAATGTAATTAAGCAATCATCGCTTACTGCAGCCCTTGAAAGACTTAAAAACAGAGCAATCATGGCTCGTACAGACTCAGAATTAATGGCAGCAAAAAGAGCAAAGATGTCTTCTGTAGGTGGAAAAATTGGTGGAGCAGCAATGGGCCTATCCATGGTAGCCATGATGGGGTCTATGGCTGGCGGTAAAGTTGGAGAAATGTCTCAAAAGGCAATGATGCCACTAATGTTGTTATCTATGGCTGCAACAATGGCAGGAAGTTCTTTGGGTCTTCTTGCTCTTGGAATTGGTGTTGTTATTGGTGCTTACGTAATGAATAGAATGGCAGTAGATAAAGCAGGAGATGCTGCTATAGCGTTTGCTGATAGAGTAAATGGATCAAACCAAGCATTGCAAGGTTTTGCAGAATTTGCTGGACGTGTCACTGCTTCTGAAATTATGGATAGAAGACGTAAGGATGAAATTAAACAGTATCAAACTAAAACTGGTAAAACAACATTTGGAGAAAGTTTTGTAGCAGGAGAAAAGGGCAAGGCTCTAGTAAAAGACGTTGGCGCTAATATTGGTCAAAACGGTACTGCACTAGCCTCTACTCAGTTATTTAGACAGTTAGCAATGGGTGTGACATCTGGAGCAATGACAACACAAGAGGCTAGATCTATTGCCATTAATATTGGTGATGAGTTAGGAAACCAAGCCTTTGGTATTCAGGTTAATGCTAAGTTGACAGAGTTGCTTGGACCTAATGGAGAAAATTATTTGAAGGATCCTTTGGCAATTAGAACAAAGATGGTAGATGCAACTAACAGAGACCTAAAGGCTAGCAGTAAGCGAGCAGGTCAGAGTTTTGGATATACAGGAAAGGATTTAAAGAATATTGGCGGATACACAGCAGCAGGTGCAGGCGCTGGCGCAGCAGCAGGAGCCATCGCTGGCCAGATGCTAATTCCAATCCCAGGAGTCGGTGCAGCAGTAGGTGCTGTTCTTGGAACTATTATTGGTGGAACAGCAGGATACTTTAAGGGAAGAACTGAAAGAGGAAAGAGAATTGCAGCAAATACTGGCGCAGATGCTGCTATGCAAAAGATTGCCCTAGAAGAGCAACAGCAAATGCTTGACGGTCTTGAACTTGATTATCAAAAAAGAATTGACATTGCAAAGGCAGCAGGAGATGCAACAGAAGCATCAAGACTTGAGAACCTATATCTAGAGGATAAGCAAAAACTTCTAACTAAGCAAAAAGAAACTACTGACATGATCATGACAAACTTCAAGGGTGCAGATAGTGCTATCCAAGATGCATACATGAATAGTGCAAACAAGTTAATGACTAAAAAATATAAGGGTACTGCTGTAGAGGATGTAGTCCCTATGGCACAGCAAGCAATTGATGACTCTGCTGGAACTAAAGAGCAGAAGTATTTGCTTAAGATGGAGGTTGCATCTGGAAATATTGATCCTGTCATGCTTATTAGTTTGATGAATCTTGCCTCAACAGACAAAGCAGCGTTTGACTCAACGATGAATATTATTACAAAGTTTGGTGGTAAGGCTGCATCAGAGGCACAACAAGTTGCAGATTTATTTATTGGAGCAGATGGAAAGCCTAATACAAAACTTCAAACAGACTTTATGCTTAAGGTTAGTAAAGCAACTACAGCAAAAGAAGCACAAAAGATTATTGATTTTAATCAGCAGATTACAAGAGCAGGTGGAGAACTTGATGTTGCATACCTTATTAGTTACTATGAGAAAAACCCAGATGCAGCAGGAAAGTTGCAAGAATACTACGATCTACTAAAGGCAAATGGTGGAAACCTAGAAATTTCTGTTATGACTAAGTTTCTTCCACCAGAATACTTGGGAGCAATTGATCAGGCATACTATAACAAACTAACAGACAATGAAAAACAAGTCTATATGAATGAAATTGTTACAATCATGTCTATTACAGATGAGGCTTCATTTAAGGCAGACCCAGATGTTCAGAAATGGCTTAGTGAGCCAAAAGAAAAGGGCGGTGGAGAATTTTATCAGGGCGCATCATTCCCAGTTCAAAAGCAGATGTATGCTCAACATCTTGCTGGAATTAAAACAGAAGCCTTAGATGGTACAGAAGGAGTAAACCTCGGCGGTGGTGGCGGTGCAAAGACAGGACCAACAGCATCACCACTAGATGAACTAATTAAAAAGATTAGAGATTTAAGAAAAGCACAGCAAGGCTTGACTGTCGGCTGGGGATCATCAATGAAGGCGATGAATGCCCTGTTTACTGACGCAAAGGGTAAAGTTAAAAACCTATCTCCATCAAAAGACAAAAATGGTAAGTCAACAGGACCATTTAATGGTCTTGAGAATAACCTAAGAAAGAAGGGCATGGGGCAAGGAGCCATTGACTTCTTAACAGGATTAAGCGTAGAAGACTACAAGAAGGTTGGACCTAAGTTTATTGAGATAGATAAAAAAACAGGTGCTATCAGAGTAAAAAATGCAGCACAACTTAATGCTTTATTGAATAATATTGCTATTGGTAATTTCCAAAATGAAAATGAAAAGTTTATTGATAATATAAAAAATCAAGGCTCTGCAATAAATAAACTTATGGGTGCAGGGATGTCTCTAGAAGATGCTTATGCTGCTGTAGAAGATTCTCAATTTGCTGCTGCAATCGCAACTGGTAACTTTACCACAGCAGAAATAAAGCAAATGGTTGCAACAAAAAATAATGCAACAGCATTAAAAGAACAATCAGAACAACTTAAGTCTGTAAGATCATATTTTGACTCATTAACAAAGGCTGTTACAGATCAAAAGATATTCTCTGGTCTTGCAAAGGATTTGTCAAAAATGGGGATGGACTCCTCTATGATTGCTACAATCCTAGCAGACCCAACTCTAGCAAAGGGTATGGCAGATAAGTTAAAGTCTGGAAAATTAGATGCAGAAGGAATTCTTGCAGCAATCAAAAAGATCAAGGATGCACAAACAGAAAAAGCAATTACTAATATTAACTCTGGAGATTTTGCAGCAGCGTTCCAGCCTGGATATGATGCAGCACAGAAACTCTTTGATATTCAAGAAAGAATGCTTGATAAGCAGTATCGTGCAATCTTTGCAGCAGATGAAGCAAAAATTGTTAGCGCAGAAGCATTAGTAACAGCAAAACAAAAAGAAATAGATGTACAGCAGAAGAATGTTGATCTTGCTGAGCAAGGTGTTGAGGCTGCCAATAAGTTAATTGAAGCACAAAACACAAGAAACGAAAAGTTATCTCATGACTTAAAGTTGATGGATAAGGCTGCACAGTCAATTAATGATAAGTATGATAAGCAAAAGGCTGCACTTGATAAGATTTCTTCTATTAACTCTGTTATTGCTAATCAACAAAAGAAGCAGATGTCTCTTGCAGATGCTCTTACACAGGGTGATATTTCAGCAGCAGCGCAAGCAGCGCAAGAACTTAGGGACCAGCAGGCAGCAGATGCACTTGCAGAACAGTCAAAGGGCATAGACTCATTAAGAGAATTAGAACTTTCACGACTTGTAAATGATGAAGGAAAAACTCGTTTACAGATTGAAGAAGAGCAGTATGTTATTTCTGAAAAGATCTATGCTATTCAGCAGAATGAACTTAAAACTGCACAGGCTGCAGTTGATGCTGCAAATGCTGTACTAAAATCTCGTCAAGATGAACTTATTCCACTACAACAAGCAGTAACTGCTGCACAAGAAAAACTAAAAGCAGACCAAGATGCTCTAGAAGCAGCAAAGAAAAACTTAACAGTTCTTGGACAAACAAAGCAAGAGTGGGAAGATATGAAGTTGCGTGTAGATGCTGCACAACTTGCCAACGATAAATTAATGGCTGGCCAACTAGCAGCAGCACTTGCTACAGCAGCCGTAGTTGACAAGACTTGGACCGAGATTACAAATAAACTTGCTGAGTATTATAAAAAAGATGGAACTTCTATTACTATTAAAGAGATTCACGAAATCTATGAAGTTATTATGGGGTCAACTGGATCTTCAGGTTCTAGTGGTTCTACTGGTTCAACAACAGCAAACCCTGGAAACATTGATGCAGTAAATACAACAGTAAATGATGAATCTGCAAAACTTATACAAGCAGTAAAAGACGGAACACAAACTGATGTAACTGCAGGTAAAATTGCAAATGATATGGCAACATCATTGCTTAGCGATAAGGCTGCCACAGCAGCCCTTGGCGGAGTTCCAGGAGTTCTTTCAACTGCAAGGTATACAGGTCAGGCTATTGCTTACGCAGCGCAAGAGGCAGCAAAAGCAAAGGCTCTGGCAGATGCAGAAGCAGCAGCAGCACGAGCAGCAGCAACCAAGGCCCTAATGTCAGGTGGCGCAGATGCAGAGTATGATAGAAGGACTGGATACTCTAGATACGCTATGGGTGGAATGGTTGGAAGTTATTTAGCAGGTGGAGGGTTTGGAATGAAGGCAGTTGGAACAGACATTATTCCAGCAATGCTAACTCCAGGGGAGTTCGTCGTTACCAAATATGGAGTTCAAAATTATGGAGTTGAAAACCTTCGTGCAATCAATTCTGGAAGTAAGAATTTAGATAGCAACTCAGTGTATAATTATAGTCTAACAGTAAATGCAAAGTCAGACGCTAGCCCAGATGATATTGCAAGAACGGTTATTTCACAAATTAAACAAATTGACGCACAAAGAATTCGGGGGAATAAACTATAATGGCTACAGTACAGTATCTACAGGGACGTAAAAAATATGTAAGACCACAGGCCATCATGCTATCCAATAACCCTGGAAGACTTACTATGGATGAGAATGGTGTTCCATACTTCTACCCAGTAGGTTATGAGGTTGGTCAGGATATATCTGATACCAGCGAGGTAAGACAAAACGACTTTTTAATATTATCAGACCATAATAGACAGCCTATTGATGTGTCCATTGAAAGACTAGAAAAGCGTGAAAGAACTATTAATGGAAGAATGAGATCCTATCACATTGCAGATAAAAGAAAGTTTTCATTGTCATGGGACAACATCCCATCAAGAGCATTTTCTGAAAATCCACTATTTGATGCAAATGGAAAAGCAGCAGACGGGGTTATCTATCACACTGTTGATGGAGGAGCAGGCGGAGCAGAAATGCTTGAATGGTACAAGAACTCTGTCGGATCAATGTGGGCTTATCTTGCTTATGATAATCGTCCTCTTTTTGGAACTACAGATGCAGCATATAATAGTTTACAAAGATACCAAGAAGTTGTTGAGGTTTTTATAGCAGACTTTTCTTTTAATATTTCAAAAAGATCTCAGGGAAACTATGATCTATGGAATGTCTCTATGTCATTGGAAGAAGCCTAATGTTTCAGAGCAGTGAATTAAAAGATCTTGTTGAAAAGTTTTCAACCCTAAAGTCACGAGGTATTGTGACAATGGAATGGAACCTTAATGTATCTAGCAATATTGCTGCAATTGGAAACTATAGATATAGACCGTTAGAGGCATCCTCCATATATAGAAGTTTGACACAAACCTATGACATTAATGATACTGGTAAATTTTATACAGACGCTACAGATGCTGATATTATTGTAGATGGTGGATACAAAGATAATAATACTCCAGAAGTCTTTAAATCTAAAAAAGAAAAAATTGCACAGTTATACTCTCTAGAGGATTGCTTTAATGCCTTTAGGCCTAGATCTGGAATTAATAAGTTGTCTTATTTTGCAAATAAGTTTACTCATAATACAAACCAGTTCCTTGCACAACGACCAAGATACTACATGTCTGATAGCAAAGACAAGTTTAAGTATTGGTCATCTTTTAGAACAGAAGAAAATATTGAGCGAGGAATTGCAAAAAATATTTCAAATGGACAATTTTATATTGATGATGCATGCCCATATGTTGTTTACAAAGAACAGGTTCCAGCCAATAGGCTTGTTGTTAAAATGCAAACAAATGTTGGAACCAAAGATCTTGGCCCATTCTCTACTGGATCTGGATTGCTTAGTGACCCACTATTTGGTGATTCAAATAAAACAACTCCAGTGAAATGGAAAATTCAGGTACTTAAAGATAATAACTGGATAGATGTACAGTCATTTAATTCACTTTCAAGAAGATCAGATGGTTCAGCAATCATACAAGAAGATGGCTATTTAGAACTATCATATGGACTTATTATTCCAGATAAGTATGAAAGCATATTCATTAATGCAGGAGATTTAATATCAACAGAGCAACTGCCAGAAAGTCCAATTCCTGGATTCTCTTATTTAGTAAAGTCTACAGAAGAAGACCTTGGAAAGTTTTATATATGGCTAAATGGTCAGTATGAAACCTTTACCCCAAACTATGGATGGCATATTGCTAGTTCTGTTGTTGGACAAAACACAAACTTTGTTACTGATTTTACTAGCCCAAAAACATTCTTAAACCCACAGACACAATCTATTGCATATAAAGAGTTTGATTATATTACTGGAATTAGAGTTGCAGTAGAAACAATGAATAAGTTTGACTCATGCTTTGATCTTATTGAAATTTCTCCAAGGTTGATTTCTGATGTTTCTGATAAAACTACTGAGTTTGAAGTTAACAAGATTGCATCAGATCTGGGCGGATCTGGATTACCAGTAGGACAACTTTTAGCATCCACAGGAACTATTACAATTACAGACTACGATTTATCATTTAATGAAAATAATACAAACAGCATAGTAAAGAACTATTTAAATAAAAACGTTAAGTTTTCATTCTATGATGCAATTGACAATTATTCTGGTTATGAATTTTATGTACCAATCAAAACCCTGTATTCAGAATCAGTTCCAAAAACAAACTTAGAGTCAAGAACAATATCTATGGAACTTAGAGATATGTATTTTCATTTTGAGTCCTTATCTGCACCAGACTTACTACTAACGGATGCGTCACTTTCTTTCGTAATTTCTACACTGCTAGACTCGATAGGATTTAGCAACTACTCTTTTAAGTTTTTAACTGGTCAAAAGGATATAGTTATCCCATATTTCTTTTGTAGTTCAACACAGACAATTGCCGAAGTTTTGAATGCCCTTGCGGTATCTTTTCAGAGTTCTATGTTCTTTGATGAGTACAATAATTTTATTGTAATGAGTAAAGAGTACACCCTTCCATTAGGAACATCAAGAGGTATAGACTCAACCCTTTATGGCTCACCTGCAGACGATCCAGATATCTTTGAAAACATTATTGGCGTTTCTTCTATAGACAACAATGTCTACAATGATGGAAAGATTGATTATACTACTAGATATATTCAGAGGTCTTATGGTTCTATTAAGCAATCAACAATGCTAGACCAAGATAAAAACTGGGTATATAAGCCTTACCTACTTTGGGAAGTTACAGGAACAGAAAATACAAAGTCCGTAAATGACAATGTTGCAAACATGTCCAAGCACATGCTTTCTGCAATGCCACTAAGTTCTGATCTTTCAAACCTTGTTCCTAAAGTTGTAAATAATATTTTAACTAATAACATTATAGATCTTGGCGAAAATGCTTATTGGCTTACACGATACAATGGATATCTTTATGCAAATGGAGAAATTATTAAGTATGATGCTGCTCAGTTTAATGTTTCAAAGATAGGAAATGTTTGGATATCTAGCGTTGAAGAATATCAAAACTACTTTTCTTCTTTGCCTTTTAATGGTAAGATTTACCCAACAGGACTATTGCGAATATACTCTGAGCCAGATTACGAGATTGTTAACGGTGTGACCAGGCTAAAGTCTGGAGAAGTTAAAAAGCATGGCCGTGGCCAATTTGGGACAACTGTAACTAGTCATTCTGCTGGCCTGAATTCTTATTGGACAAATAATGATAATGTTCGTGGATGCAATATGTATTCAGAATTTTTGTTTACTTCAAATGAAAATACTAAGACTACGGTTAATGAGGCAGCAGGTGTAAACAATGAACTTGCAAAACAGATGACAAGGACGGGAGTTATCAGAAACTTTTTAACAAACTCTTATATTTCTGAGTATGATGATTCTAAAAAGATATCGACTACTTCTGGATCCGTTCAGTCATCAGCGCTTGTAATGACTGGTCCAAACTTTACTACCACACAAACACCAATTGAGAATATTAGTTATGTATATAAACCACTTACAAATAAGTTTAAGCATTTTGGAACAAGGCTTAGAATTATTGGAAAAATTGAAAATAATGAAGTTCGTGGGCAAACTCCATCTGGTAGCATGACATACTACGTAATACCTGGAACAGACCCATCTCAAAATATTAGTATTGGAGGAGGATCTGGAGGACTTGGTGTAATGGTAAATCCAAGTACAAATGCTGGTTACTATTTTGAAATAGCAGCACTTACAGATACCAACATATCAAAATATACAGATGGAGACGATACTCACAACCTATTCTTTTACAAAATACAAAAAGATTCGGCTTCCGATAAAGCGGTACCTATAAAACTTTGGGGAGGGCTAAGTAGTGTTATTGTTGATGATGGCACACTAGTAGGCCAGTATAGAGTTAATGGGGAAGAAAATCCAACAGTATATGATATTGCTGTTGAGTATATGGACATAGGCTCAGTAAGAAACTTTTATTTGTACATTAATAATAAGATAGTTGCAACAGTAACAGATACAAATCCGTTACCAGTTTATAACAATATGTGCTTATTTACTCGTGGTTCTTCTAAGTTGATGTTTGAAAATATTTTTGCTGTTACTGATAACTATTCACAGAATACAACTTTTGCGGTTGATATCCCATTTAATCAAGTTTTTGATAATCAAGAAATTAATGCAAATGAGGCATTTAGAAAATACGCAATGAGTGGAGTTATTCAGTCAACGTACCTTGCAGGTATAAGTCCAAGCCAACCACCATCTTACTCTATGTATTTTGATGAGTTTGGAACAATCATGAGAGAGTGCGAGTACTTTAATATAAAATACGATAAAGCCTATCCTGCTCTTTATGCAAAAATATCTCCAACATTTAATAAGATCAAGGGCTATGCAATCTCAGGATTTCAGGCAAACCCATATGGTGCGGAGTTTTTAATCTTCAATGCAACAGATTCAGCACTCAGTCTTGATGAAACTACTGGAAACTATCTTAGAATCCAGGGAGTAACTTTCACGCAAGATTCCCAACACTCCTTAACTGTTGACGACTACTTTGCAGAAAAGTCAAGTTTTTCAAATCCTAAATTTTTAAATAACAACCTTGTTAGTTCTCCATATACAGAATTAGAAAAATATAATAAAATAAATTTAAGCAGATCAACTTATGGTAAAAAAGAATTTTCATTAGAGTTACCGTATGTACAAACACAGGATGCTGCAAAGAATATGATGGGCTGGATTATCAATAAGATAATGAAACCAACAAAGTCTGTTGGGCTTGACATATTCTCTAATCCAATGATTCAATTAGGAGATATTCTAAATATTAATTATAAAGATGATTCGGGTATGGATATTATTTCAAGCACAGATACAAAGTATGTAGTTTATAATATCAATTACGCCAGAAGCAGCCAAGGTCCGTCTATGACACTCTATCTAAGCGAGGTTCCAAATGACTAGCCCAACACCAAATACTCCAGGGACGCAGGCAGCCACAACTGCTAGTTCTAAGTCATCAACACCACAATATAGAATTGATCTAAAGGACGAAGAACTAAGCGAATACATGATGACACGACTTGTCTTTGAAGACATTGGTGGAGAAGAAGTTCTAAGCATTTCAAGAAACGATACTGTCTTTGGTGAAAACTTGATATACCAGCCAATCAAAAATATGATATCTCTTGCACAGAGATATAATTCCCAAAATCTTTTATCTTTGTATGGAACTGCTCAGTCCTACTTTGATAATTTTCTTATAAAGTTCTCTGACAAGATACCAAATGTTGGCAATGGCATAAATGGTTCTAATGTATATATTGAAAATAGCACAGGAGATCTAATAATTGAGGTTGTAAATATGCAGGATGACGAAGAAGTAGAGGTCAGCATTATGGTTTCTGGAGATATTCTACGTGATACAATATAACATAGGAGAAATAAGATGATTACTAATAAAGGCAAAGACATTATTGGAAAGTACTTGCTTGGGCAAGCCCCAGCATACGCTTCATATATTGCTGTTGGTTGTGGCGCTAAGCCTCTAGAGCCATATGTCAGTGGTGCAATTCCAGACTATTCAGCCAAGAAAACTTTAGATTTTGAAATGTTTAGAATTCCAATTTCTTCTCGTGGCTTTATTGATGATGATGGTGTGTCAAAAATTGTTTTAACTGGAGAACTTCCAACTGAAGAAAGATATGAAATTACAGAGGTTGGAATTTTTTCTGCAAAGTCAAACTCCTTGGCGGGATCAACAGATAGTAAAAATCTATATGCATTTACTACTAATGAAAATTGGAAAATAAATGGAGTTTCATCAGTTGTAGCCATACCAGAAAGACTAGATAGCGAAACATTTCCAAACATTATTAGAGACTCTTTCTCAGGTACAGCAAGAGATATATTTCAAACGAACGCAGACAATCAGGTTTTTACATATGATGTTAGAGAGTCAAGACATGAAAGATCTAGATTTTTAAATAATATGATTATGCTAAGAGGAAACTCTTCTGTTATTTCAAGTGGCTCAAGCACATGGACAGCCACTGGTAATTTTATTCAATTGTCATCAACCTCAGCAGACTTGTCTAAAAACTCACTAGACGATGAGTTAAGATTTGCATTTAGCGTTGTTTCAAAAGATGGAACAGTTCAGACAGTACCAAACTATATGAATGTTAAAATTATTGTTGAGTTTTCTTCTTCTACTGTGTCTGGACAAACTTCAAAAATGCAGATTAATCTAGACCATAGCAATACTGCTGGTAGTTTAAATAATTTTAATAACAATAGATATTTTGTAATAAATAAAAAAATAGAAGAATTAAAAACAACAAGCGGTTTTCCATGGAAGGCTGTAGACACAGTAAAGGTTTATGCAGAAATCAAAAGCGGGGCCTCTTCAGCAAATGCTGTAGATGACGACTATTATGTTGCTTTAGATGCATTAAGACTAGAGAACACAACATCAGAAAATGCGTTGTACGGACTAACAGGATACTCTGTGATCAGAAACATTTCAGGACTACCTATTGTCAAAAATGGAAATACAAGTAACTATATTGAGTTTAGGTTTGCAATGGATGTGTCATAATGGCAGACAAAGACATAAAAGTTATAAGAATTAAAAAAGAAGATCTACCAGCAATAAATCCAACAACCGAAGGATACAACTTTAGATACAGAATAATTTCTGAAGATAAGAATAGAACATCTCACTGGTCTTCTCAGATATCATTATCAACCGATTACACATATGTTGCTGGTAATAAGAGTATTTCAGTCCTTGGTGGCGTTGCTTCCGTAACTTGGGAACCAGTTAAAATTAATAAGGTTGTTAGTGGAATTACCTATAGCCTTGGAACAGAATCAGAATACGACATATGGGTTAAATGGGACAGGGGTGATTCTGGAGACTGGGCGTATAAACAAAGAGTACAAGGAACATCCATTTCTTTGATTAAGCCAAGTACTTATTTTATTAATAATGTGGAAACAACACTTCCACCAACCTTCGTAACTGTTGAGATTTTTCTTAAAGGTCTAAAAATAGACAGAAGTATTTCTTATTTGAAAGCATATACGCTTGGCCCACAGGCAGTTTAATGGTATAATAGAATAACCATGCCAAACATTCCATTGCCAAATAGAGGCCAACCAATTGACGTAAGTTACCTGTATCAAATTGCAGATGCGGTAAACTCTTTGACCACAAGTATTTCTTCTGCATCAAATAAATATGTTACAGTAGACACCATTAGTTTTGGCAAAAAAGATATGGGCGCTTCAGAGATGCGTATGGTTGGCGGATATGCTGAAGTAGCAAATAACAGTCCAGTAAGTGCAGGAGGAGAGTTACCATTTTCCCTGACGTATAGTGGATTTAAATATGCCCCAATTGTAACAGCAACACCAATCAACCTTGGCGCCACAGCAGCAGGATCAGATATATCAGTAGTTTTAAAAACAGTGACTGCCTCTAGAGTAGACGGTATCGTTAAGTTTAAAACTGGAGGAAATGTAACCCTCGGGGTAAATCTTATTGCTATCGGATTACCAAATTAATGCTAAGATGCAGCAGATGTAAGGGTAGGATGTTTGTTGACAGACAATATAGTTCTGCTAGTTTTTTAGAAATTTATTGTATTTTATGTGGGTTTAGAAAAATGTTTAACCCACCAGAGCAGTCTCAGGAGGGCAAATGGCTACTACAAAAGGAAATCTTGAGAGCGAAGCATATAATGTCGCACCTGTAATTCCAGGTAACAAAAAGGTATGGTTCTTAAATGGTGAACTTGTTAGGATACATCATTACAATAAATCAAATGGAATAATGTCTGTTTACAATATTACAAAGGGACAGATTGAAAGTTGTTTAATTAGTGATTTTAGAAGTAAAAGAGAAAGAGCGTATACAGTTGGTCAGACTGCAGAACTTGTCAATAGACATAAAAAATATATGCCATCTTTAATGAAGCGAGGAGTTATTCCTTTTCCAACTGGTTCTCAAAAAGGAGGGGCAAGAGGGTTTCAAGTAAGATCATATTACTCTGAGTCGCAAGTAAAAGAGATTCGTGATATCCTTGCTACTATGCATATTGGTAGACCAAGAAAAGATAATTTAATTACAAATGATATTACACCCAGCAGACAAGAGTTGACACGTCGTATGGGGGATGGTATACTTACATATACGAGAACAGAAGATGGTAGGTTTATTCCTATCTGGAGTGAATCTATTAACTAACCCTTGGGAGGGGTAAATAAAATGTCAGACAGCAATTATGTAGTAACAAACGAACCAACAAAGGTATCCGTAACACTTGGATACACGTTAAACCTTGGCAATTTTCAGTCGCTTAGACTTGATCTTGGCATCATTGATAATAAAAGAGATGGCGAGAATACAAACGAAGCATTTGAGCGTGTGTATAAGTTTGTAGAAGATAAGTTAACTGAAAAGATTAACGAAGCAAAGTCTGAAATTAACGAGTAATGGCTGAACGCAAAGACCGAATGGCTTTGCTATCACGCTACAGCAAGTTCCATACTACAAGGTATGAGCAAAAGCCATCACTTAATCTAAACGTCGAGCAGTGGGCATCTGATGCCCTTATAGAGTCATATGGCATTGGAGTGTGTTATGATTTACTTGAGTATTACTTTAGTGTTTCTCAGTCTCCTTCTTGGAACTACTTTGCGTACAATGCAGAAAAAATATTTCAAGCAAGACTAGATAGACAAAAAGATGACAAAGAAAGAATAGAGCGTAGACGAATGGCTAAGGAGTGGCTAAGTGAATAATACAGAAGCAAAACTAATTACAGCCGTATTAACTGATAAGCAAATCCATGTTCTCTTGCAGGCCAATGTTGATAATCTTCTTCGCACACATAATGATATTTGGACATTTATTCGCAATTACTTTGAGCACAACAGCGCAGCGCCACCACTAGATCTTGTTGTTGATAAGTTTAGAGACTTCCAACCAATTCAGGGGATTGGAGCAACAAAGCATCACCTAGAAGAACTTCAAACTGAATATTTAAATGATAGTCTAAAGGATATAATTCGAACTGCTGCTTCAGATGTACAGTCTGGTAATGGTAATGATGCATTAGATAATTTAATTACAAAGACTTCTGAGTTAAAGAAAAATACTTCTGCCATTCGTGACATTGATGTTACAGACTTAGAGTCAGCAATTGCATATTTTGAAAATGTAAAAGAACAAAAGGCACTTGGTATATCTGGTATTAAGACTGGACTTCCAGGGTTTGACAATTATCTTCCTGCTGGAATTATGCCAGGACAACTTGGAGTGTTCTTAGCATATCCAGGAATTGGTAAATCCTGGCTTGCTCTTTATTTTGCAGTGCAAGCATGGAAACAAGGAAAGTCTCCAATGATCATTTCTTTAGAAATGTCTGAGACAGAAGTTCGCAATCGTGTATTTACAATTATGGGTGAGGGACTTTGGTCTCATAGAAAAATTTCTAATGGTGAGATTGAAATGGATATGCTAAAGTCTTGGCATGCAAAGAATCTTGCTGGTAAGCCAGAGTTTCATATTATTTCAAATGATCAGGGTGGAGAAATCACTCCTTCTGTTCTTCGTGGAAAGATTGATCAGTACAAGCCAGACTTTGTGATTGTTGACTACTTGCAGTTGATGAGCCCAAATCAAAAGGCAGATAATGAAACGGTACGAATGAAAAACCTATCAAGAGAACTTAAACTTATGGCTATTGGAGAAGAAGTTCCGATTATCGCCATTTCCTCTGCAACACCAGATGATGTTAATGATCTTAGTTCCGTACCAACCCTAGGTCAGACTGCATGGTCAAGGCAGATTGCCTACGATGCAGACTGGGTTCTAGCACTTGGCCGAGCAACAAATAGTGATATTATTGAATGTGCTTTCCGTAAAAACCGTAATGGGTATATGGGGGACTTCCTTGTACAATGCGATTTTGACAAGGGATACTATAGATACAAAGACTTTGAGGATAAGTAAACATATGGGTATAATTAATGTATGGCAAATTATCATCACAAGCCAATTAAAAAGTTTAGTCTGGATGGCGTAATCCACGATGACTCTGCTATTGGTAGGCTTAAAGGGGAGTACATTAGACTTGTCGTATCGGAGATGCGACTGTGTGGCTATGTGCCCAGATTTGACATTGAGCCAGTTTTTACGATAGACTACATTGAGAATAAAAAATGTTTTAACTTTGAATTATCAATACACGGAGTATACGCAGGGAAAAGGAAAAGCGAATGGATAGCAGGAATAGACGTAAACAAGGCAATAGTTATACCAAAGACCAAATCCAAAGAGTTATCACAGGAGCAGGTCTAGACGTTGAATCAGAAGTAGATTCTGATTATATTATTTTCTGTCCATTTCATGCAAATAACAGAACTCCAGCAGGAGAAGTAGACAAGAACAATGGAACATTTTTTTGTTTCTCATGTCAAAAGGTTGCAGATTTAGTAGAATTAGTTATGCATGTTTCTGGAAGAACCTACTTTGAGTCTATTCGATTTATTAAAAACAAAGAGCAAGAAGGAAACTTAGAGCAAGAAGTAAATAAGCAGTTATATAAAAAGCCAGACTTCGTACCATTCGATGAATTAATTCTTAAAAGACTTTACAATAATTTACTAACGTCTGACAGAGCAAAAGATTATTTTAAATATAGAAAACTTGAAACTACCTCATGGGCAAAGTTTTCATTGGGTTACTCAGAAAAACAAGACATGGTTACTGTTCCAGTTCATAGTCCAGATGGAATACCAGTTGGATTTGTTGGAAGATCTATTGAGGGTAAAGAATTTAAAAATACACCTGGACTTCCTAAATCAAAAACGCTGTTTAACCTTAACAGAGTAAAGACTGCAGATCGTGTATACGTGGTAGAGTCATCGTTTGATGCTATTAGACTTGATCAGATAGGCTTTCCAGCAGTAGCAACACTTGGAGCAAATGTCTCCAACATACAAATAGAATTGCTTCAAAAGTATTTCAATAACATTATTGTTATTGCAGATAACGATGAGGCAGGAGGAAACATGAAAAGCAAGATACTTGAAAAACTTGGTTCTCGTGTTTCTGTTATTAAATTAGATAAACAATATAAAGATATAGGCGACATGACAGACGAGGAAATAAAGAAGTTAGACTTCCAGTTTGACAAATCTATCATGGCTATGCTAAACTAATATACACGACACAAAGGAGAACACTATGAGCGTAATTAAGGGATTAAAAGATATCAACGCCCTGCTCGAAAAACCAAAATATGAAGGAACAGGACAGAAAGTTCGCTGGGTTAAACTAGCGGATGCACAATCTGCAAAGATTAGATTTGTAGAAGAACTAGACCAAGACTCAGCAAACTTTTCAGAAGACCGTGGTCTTTCTGTTGTTGTTGCAGAGCATACAAACCCAAAGGACTACAAGCGCAAGGCTGCTTGCACAATGGATTCAGAGGGTCGTTGCTTCGGTTGCGAAATGGCAAAGAAGGAACCAAAGTCAGGATGGCGTGCACGTCTTCGCTTTTACTGCAACGTGTTGATTAATGATGGCACAGAAGATCCATACATTGCTGTATGGTCTCAGGGCATATCAAAGCAATCAGCATTTAATAACATTCGTGAATATGCTCTTGATACAGGAAGCATTTCAAATCTTGAGTGGAAGTTAAAGCGTAATGGTCAGGGAACTGAAACCAATTACACACTTCTACCATCAAAGCCAGATGCAGAACCATTTGCATGGACTGGTTTTGAATTCTTCAACCTAGAAAAGGTTGTCCGTGAGGTTCCATATCCAGAGCAAGAAGCATTCTTCTTTGGATTTGATTCACCTTCTGTTACCAGCACAAACATCGACTGGTAATAGATGTCTTACGTAGGCTTACACGTACATACTCACTACTCGTTATTTGACGGGATTGCTACTCCAGAAGAATACGTTGACCGTGCAGTTGAGTTAGGGATGCCAGCAATTGCCATTACTGACCACGGTACTTTATCTGGGCATAGGGAACTGCACCGTATTGCAAAAGCAAAGGGTATTAAGCCTATACTTGGCGTAGAAGGCTATATGTGTCAAGATAGATTTGATACTAGGGATAAGTCTGAGAGAGATGGAGACCTAGATCTAATTTACAACCATATAGTCCTTCTTGCCAAGAACCAAATTGGTTTAGAAAATTTAAATAAAATTAGTGAAATATCTTGGACAGAAGGCTTTTTTAAAAAGCCAAGATTTGACTTTGAAGTATTGGAAAAGTATTCAGAGGGCATCATTGTTACTTCGGCTTGCCCAAGTAGCGTTCTGGTTAAAGCACTTGAGAATGATGAGTTTGCAGTTGCAAAGAAGTACATTGAATGGTTTAAGCGTGTATTCAATGATGACTACTATATTGAGGTTATGCCGCATAACCCAGCAGAAATAAACAAGCAACTAATTCAGTTAGCAGATGAGTTTTCTGTAGAGGTCGTTGTAACTCCAGACTGCCATCACAGTTGTGCAGAACAAAAAGAGATTCAAGAATTTAAACTGCTTCTTAACACACACGTTAAGATTGACAAAGAGCATACATACGAAAAGTCAAAGAAAAAAGAAAACATGATGGAACGACTTGACTACCTGTATGGAGAAGACCGTCAAATTACATTTAATAAGTTTGATATCCATCTTTTGTCTTATGAAGAGATGAAGTCTGCTATGGAAGCCCAAGGTATTGATCGACCAGACATCTATGCAAATACATTAAAGATTGCAGAAAAGATTAGTGATTATGGAATTCAAGAAGGACTAGACCTTCTTCCTGTTCAATATAAGCACCCAGACAAAGAACTTAAAGAGTTAGCCCTAGAAGGATTAAAAGAAAGAGGTCATGAAGGTGATAAGGTATACCTAGATAGACTAGATGAAGAACTAAAAGTAATCAAGGATAAGAAGTTCGGTCCATACTTTTTGGTTGTACGAAACATGATTACATGGGCAAAGAAAGAAGGTATCATGGTTGGTCCAGGTCGTGGATCAGCAGCAGGATCATTGCTATGTTATGTCCTTAGGATTACAGACATTGACCCAATAAAACATAACCTACTCTTCTTTCGTTTTATTAATCCAGAACGAAATGATTTTCCCGATATTGACACAGATATCCAAGACTCACGTCGTGAGGAAGTAAAAGATTATTTAGTTAGACAATACCGACATGTAGCATCAATTGCAACATTCCTTTCATTTAAAGATAAAGGTGTTGTCCGAGATGTTGCAAGAGTTTTAAATATCCCACTTACTGATGTCAATAAAGTCCTTAAACTTGTTGATACATGGGATGAGTACTGCACATCAAAAACAACACGGGAATTCCGTGAGAAATATCCAGAGGTAGAAATATATGGGGAACAACTTCGTGGTCGTATTAGAGGTACTGGCATTCACGCTGCTGGTGTTGTCACTAGTAAAGATCCTATTTTTAGGTACGCACCAATGGAGACACGCTCTTCTACTGGTAGCGATGAGCGCATTCCTGTTGTTGCGGTTGACATGGAAGAGGCTGAAAAGATTGGCCTTATCAAGATCGACGCACTTGGACTTAAAACTTTAAGTGTGCTTAAGGATGCTTTGGAGATTATTAAAGAGAGAGACGGAAAACTTATTGATCCACTAGACATCCCTATGGATGATATCCGTGTTTATCAAATGTTATCTGACGGGTATACCAAGGGAGTCTTCCAGTGTGAAGCAGCACCATATACAAATCTGCTTGTTAAGATGGGTGTAAAAAACCTTTCAGAACTAGCAGCATCAAATGCACTAGTACGCCCTGGAGCAATGAATACAATTGGCAAGGACTATATTGAGCGCAAGCATGGTCGTCAAAATATTGGATATACTCATCAAGTATTAAAAGAATTTACGGAGGAGACATATGGCTGTATTCTTTACCAGGAACAAGTTATGCAAGCATGCGTATCGCTTGGCGGTATGTCCATGTCGGAAGCAGACAAGGTTAGAAAGATCATTGGAAAGAAAAAAGATGCTAAAGAGTTTGATCAGTTTAAAGAGAAGTTCGTAGAGGGAGCCTCTAGGTTTCTTTCTCCAAATACTGCAAGGGATCTTTGGCACGACTTTGAGGCTCACGCAGGGTACTCATTTAACAAGTCCCACGCAGTAGCATACTCTACATTATCTTATTGGACTGCATGGCTTAAATATCACTATCCATTAGAGTTTATGTATTCACTACTAAAAAATGAAAAGGACAAAGATGCAAGAACTGAATATCTTATTGAAGCAAAAAGAATGGGCATTAGCGTTAAACTTCCTCATATCAATGATTCAGATATTGACTTTAAGATTGAGGGTAAGGGTATTCGCTTTGGTCTATCTGGTATTAAATATATTTCCGATAAAATTGCTGAGAAGTACATTGCAGCACGACCTTTCGATTCGTATGCTCAACTTGAGGAGTTTACGTTTACTAAGGGAAATGGAGTTAACTCTCGTGCTCTTCAAGCACTACGAATTATTGGTGCAGCAACATTCAGAGATAATCCGAGAGATGAACAAGAGATTAAAGAAAACCTATACGACTATTTAAATCTACCAGAGTTTAATATTTCTATTCCAGCACACTATCATGCCTTTATCCAAGACATAGAAGAGTTTGAAGAAAAGGGATCTTATATTTTAATGGGAATGGTTAAGTCAATTAAGAGAGGCACTGGATGGTCCAGAGTCGAAGTACTAGATAAAACAGGAAGCGTAGGGATTTTTGATGACGAACAAACAACTATTGAAGCAGGCTTATCGTATATCATTCTTGCTAATGATAATAGGATTCTTTCTGCTGTGCCTGTCGACTCCATAAAAGGGTCTACAACTGGATTAATTAAATTTTTAGGATACAAGCAGTTGCCATATAAAGATGATGAGATGCTTGTTGTTTCATTTAAGCCAAGGGTTACTAAGGCTGGAAAGAAAATGGCATCTTTAACATTAGCAGATACAAGTAGAGACTTGCACTCTGTTACAGTATTCCCTACAAGTTTTGCAAAAGCATATATGACGCTAGAAGAAGGAAAGGCATATAAATTTTCTTTTGGTAAAACAAAAGATGGAACAACAATATTGGAGGATATAAATGTCGGTTAGTATAGAAGAAGCATTAGCACAACTCGATCCTAAGTTAAGGAAAAAACTTGGAAGCGGTGTAGGTATTGACTATGAGTATCAGCCAACACCTAGTTTTGGTTTAAACCGTGCTCTGGGGGGTGGCCTTCCATATGGTAGACAAGTACTCATCTGGGGCTCAAAGTCGTCTGCAAAGTCCTCTATGTGCCTTCAAATGATTGCTCTAGCACAAGCAGAGGGAAAGTTGTGTGCTTGGATTGATTCAGAAATGTCATACTCTGAAGATTGGGCTAGACAACTTGGGGTAGACCCAGAAAAGTTAATTTATTCACAGGCAAGAACAATCAGTGACATGGTTGACGTTGGCGTAGGGCTTATGAATGCTGGAGTTGATCTAATTGTGGTAGACTCTATTACATCAATGCTTCCAGCAATCTATTTTGAAAAAGATACGGATGAAATGAAAGCACTAGAAAATACAAAACAGATTGGAGCAGAATCCCGTGACTTTAGTAACGCATGGAAAATGCTTAACTATGCAAACAATAAAGTTAAGCCAACTCTGCTTGTTCTTATTTCTCAGTCTCGCAACAATATCAATGCTATGTATACTAGCCAGCAGCCTTCTGGTGGTCAGGCTACTAAGTTTTATTCCTCATGTATTGTTAAACTCTTTTCTTCAGAGTCGGACAATCAAGCAATTAAGGGAAAGATCAAAGTAGGAGATAAATTGATTGAAGAAAAAGTTGGAAGAACTATCCGTTGGGAACTTCAATTTTCTAAAACATCTCCAGGATTTCAAAATGGCGAGTATGATTTTTATTTTAGAGGTGACAATATTGGACTTGACACAATTGGTGATTTGGTGACTACAGCAGAACTAAATGGAATTGTGGAACGCACAGGTGCCTGGTATATACTTCCAGATGGATCAAAAGTACAAGGTAAAGAAGCATTCATTAATCGTGTAAGAGAGGACCTTGACTTGCAAGAATCCATCAAGAAAAAGTTAAATGGCTAGTTACACAGTATACCCAGGAAAGTGGCCATGCCATACATGCAAACAAGTTGTTCCTACACTGAGATGTTATGCAGAAACAAAAACTTTGACTTGGATGTGTAAAGATAAACACTTAACTACTGTATACCTTGGTAAAAGAAAGAAGAAGGACTTTGACGGAGAAGAGTGAGAGTAAAAGAATAGGTGCTAAGCAGCACAAGAACTCAGGACGTGGTACGCACAAAGGTGATGCTTCTTGGGAAAATTTTACAGTAGACTTTAAAGAAGTTGGAAAATCCTTTACTATTAATAAAGATGTTTGGGCAAAGGCTGTGACTGATGCAATAAGAAACGGGAATGATCCTGCAATAATTATTGCCATGGGACAGGCAAACACAAAGGTAAGACTTGCTATTGTAGAGTTTTCTATTTTAGAACAGTTAGTAGATGGTAGCAAGAGCAATGATTAACTCTGTTTATACTAACATTCTTTCAGAAGATCTTTTATTCAGCCTACAAAAAACTATTGATAATGAGTTATCTAAAAGAACAATAAAAGATATACCAGCCAACTCTGATGGATACTCTGGAGAGTTAGACACAGATCAATTTATAAGACTAGAAAAAGGAAGAATTCAATTAGAGTTGTTCCCAATTCCAAGAGAAGTCATGAAAGCATTTAGTAAAGTTATAAAAAAGGATCATGGTCAGCACTCACTTATTGGAGCAGTTTACTGTGAGTACAATACAAAGTATGGAGAAATGTCTCTTCCTATTCATAAAGATAGAAACAAGGACAACCTTTGCTTTGATTATCAAATATCTGCAAGCATTGATTGGCCTATAGTAATTGATAATAAAAAGTATTCTTTAGATGATAATTCTGCAGTAACCATGTGGCCAAAGGTTCAAGAGCATGGAAGAGTTATTCAGAATTTTGAGGACGGAAGTTTTGTTAAGATGTTGTTTACCTTTTGGAGAAAAAGAGGTATTGAGCAGTGAAAAAGGGGAAGGGTGTATAATATAATTATGAGCAACTTTGACCCAGCCATATATAATGAGTCCTACGAAAATGGTCATGTAGACAATCGCAACTTTAAACCGTTTATTATTAATAATCTAATTACAGATACAGATGTTAATAATGTCTACAAAATGGTAAGAGATAATCCAGACGGGTTTTTATTTCAAAAGTTTGCTGGTCACAGAGCCTGGACATTAAGCGATAAAGAATTTGAGGATAGATTAAGTAAATCTGTTAGTGACTGGCTTGGCGAAAAGGTAATACTTAGAGAATATTCTTTTGCCAGGTACTCAAATAAATTCGGGTATAAACCAAAACTATTCCCACATTATGACACCCACAAGTTAGATGGCCAAAGAGTTACAGTAGATATACAACTAAATAAGAATGTTGAATGGCCTGTAGTCGTTGAGGGCGAGTCTTTTGTATTTGATATAAAAGATGCTCTAGTTTTTTCTGGTACTCAGCAGGTTCATTGGAGATCCAATATGGACCTATCGGATGATGATGAGGTTGATATGATTTTTGCACACTTTGCATATGTAGATCAAAAGCCTTGGTCAGAAAATCAAAAAGAAATTTTGGAATACTGGTCTCACAGATTACGTGAAAGAGTTGGCATATCCAATCAGCCAGAACCAAATTCGTGGCTTAGTGTATAATAGAGTTATAGGAGATATAAAATGAGAAAAAATTTACCAAACCTGGTATTAAAGGATTTGTTAACACAAAGTCAAATCAACACAATCTTTGATATTGTTAATAAAACAAACAGTCAGGATTTTCACAATGAGTTGTCTTATAACAGTTGGCACATTGTTTTGCCACAAGAGATAATTGACATCTTTACATCTAAAGCAGAGTCAGTTGCTGGAGAAAAACTAATACTTAAAGAGTACAACTTTTCTCGATATGAAAAAATAACATCTAGTTGTGGTAAACATGTCTTTAATCCACTCTTATTTCCACACACCGATGAGGCTTTCAGTGGACCACGTTTTACTTTGGATTACCAAATTAGATCTAACATTGACTGGGATATAGTCGTTGATAACTGGGAAGAAGAGCAAACATTTTTAATTAAAGATAATGAGGCATTAACTTTTTCTGGTACACACCAGGTACACTGGAGACCTAAGAGAGACTTTGTTGAAGGAGAATTCCTAGAGGCAATCTTTATGCACTTTGAACCAGCACAGCCATATGTGCTTTCAACTGATCACATAAATGCCATGAGACAAAAGGGTCTAGAAAAATTCAAGGCTTGGAAAGAAACACCAGGAATAACATCAAACGTTAATCATGAACATCAGGAACACCGATATAGAGAGAAGAAATAACATGGCTGAACTGCATAAATACTTAACTGGATTTGACAAGTACAACAAAGAACTTCCACTGTATGTAAGTAATCCATTTACAGATGCTCAGGTAAAACTTTTAAGAGATACCATTGAAAATAACAGGAATAGGGTTGTAGACTACACGGTTGTTCCTGGTGATCAAGAAATGTATCATGGCGGATCGAGATACGATCCAAAGAAGATTGTCCATATGTCCAGACAACTAGTAGAATTTGATTGTCCAAAAGAAATCGAAGAAGTTATGGATTCGTATGCAAAACAGTTCTATAGCGAAGAAATAAAACTTTGTCACTATAATTATATTAAGTATGATCTTGAGTATGGAGATAACACTTACGCTCCTACACTGCCACCACACATTGATGCTGATGAAAACTTGGTTACTTTCAATTTTCAAATAGGTGCAAACATTGATGACTGGCAACTAGTTGTTTCTGGAAAACATTTTGATTTAAAAACAAATGATGCGATTGTATTCAGTGCCGTTAATCAAGTACACTGGAGACCAAAGAGAAAGTGGAAGAAGGGTGAGTTCTTAGAGATTGTAAGTTTTGATTATTGTCCACCAACAAACTATAGATTTACTGGTGAAGATAATCCTATCGATCAATTTTTACATACAGAAAAACGAAAGAACTATGTAGATTCTTTAAACAATCATCCAGAATTTCAGAGCGCTTGGGCTCAGTATCATGAAGAAGGATTAAGAATTGGAATACAAGAAAACGAAAATGGAGCAATAGCATGATTGAAGAAAAGACAACCATAGATATGGTTAATGGCCTTGTGGAGATTGCAGACTATATGCAAGATGAAGAACTCACAACAGCCCTTACCTTTATTGCTAAAATAATTATAAAGCCAGATATTCCTCTTAATGTAGCCACTGTCGAAATTGTAAGGCTACAAGCAATCGCTGCAAAGATGGCATTTAAGGCAACATGGATGGCAAATGTAGATAAGTCTGATCGTGGAAAGAAAAACTTATACTATACCGCAGCAGAATCAATTAACAATCTAGTCTCAGCATTGAAATATATCACAAGATAATCTGCTATACTTATAGTAATAGAAACGAGTTATGAAATGACAAAAAGTTTACTGCAACAAATCATGGTAAAAAAAGAAGTTCTTCCAGCACATCCTATGGATGTAGCAGGGATTACAGAAAAGATTAAAGAAGGCTATACTATTAACCGTATAGATAAGCACACACAAAAGAAAACCTTTGCGCCATCAACCATTGCCTATGGTCACGGAGAGTGCCCAAGATATTGGTACTTAGCCTTTGATGGTCAGACATTTGAAGACAACGCTGATGCTTATGGAGCAGCAAACATGACTGCTGGAACTAAGTCTCATGAAAGAATTCAATCTGCAATGGGGAATGTTCCAGACTTTCTAATTGATTCAGAATTTAAAATTACCTATTCTGATCCACCAATTTTTGGTTATGGAGACGTAATGCTTAATTGGCAAGGAGAGCCATTGCTTGGTGAAATCAAGACAATGATGAATGAGGGCTTTGAGTACCGAAAGGCACATATGAAGCCAAAGACTGGTCACTTAATCCAGTTGCTTATATACATGAAGATTCTAAAAAAGGCTAAGGCTGTTTTAATTTATGAAAATAAAAATAATCATGAATTATTGCTTTTGCCAGTAGAAGTAAATGATCATTACCGCAGGTGGGTAGACCAGGCGTTTGATTGGATGAGAACAGTTCGAAAGGCTTGGGTAGACAGAACTTTACCTAAGAAAAATTACAGATCTAATTCAAAGATTTGTAAGAACTGTCCAATTCAAAAAGCATGTGCGTCAGCAGAGGTTGGGGAACTGAAAATAAATTCCTTGGAGCCTTTGACTGATGAAGCATTGTAGTTGGTGCGATAAGGAATTCCTTACAGCAATATCTTACCAGATTTATTGCTCTGTAGAATGTAGAGAGGCTGCAACAAAAGAAAAGATTGCAGCAAGATACATTATTGCTAGAAGGCAAAAAAGAATAGGTAAGAAAAGGATTTGTAAAAACTGCCAAGAAGAACTATCAGTCTTTAATGATGAAGTTCTTTGCGGTAGGTGTAACATAAATCCAAGCCAAGTTTCAAAAGTGTTAAAGCAGATTAGGATTATTTCTAATGGTAAAGAATAAGTGGGGTATGGAAATGATTCCAAATACTATATGTTCTATTGACGCTAGTACCAATAGCCTTGCATTTGCCCTATTTGATACCCAACAAAAAACGTTGGGCGTAATAGGAAAGATTAACTTTGAAGGAAAAGATACATATGAAAAAGTTATGGATGCAGGCCAAAAGGTTAAGGCTTTCTTTGATTACTATGGTGGGTTTGAAGCAATAGTTATTGAGCATACTGTATTTATGAATAGCCCAAAAACGGCTGCAGATCTAGCGCTAGTGCAAGGAGCAATCCTTGGCGCAGCAGGTCAGTCTGGAACAAAAGTAATAGGTAAGGTTTCTCCAATTACTTGGCAAAATTTTATTGGTAATAAAAAAATATCTAAGGATGAAAAGTTTTATATAAAGGCACAAAATCCTGATAAGTCAGACTCATGGCTAAAAACTTATGAGAGAAATCTGAGAAAAGAAAGAACAATAAAATTTATTAATGTTCAGTACGATAGGACTATTACTGATAATGATGTAGCAGATGCGTGTGGAATTGGGCATTGGGCTATGAAAAACTGGGGCAAAGCAATAGGAGTTGACAAGTAAGGCCATGTCTGCTAAACTATATACAAGTGAGTCTTTTATGCGTAAGAGATATGTTATGGATAAAAAGACTCCAGAAGATATTGCAAAGGAGTGCGGAGTTAGTGTTGAAACTATTTACGTATACCTTGCTAAATTTGGATTAAGGAAATCAAAACGATGAGTAAAGTTGAAAAGACATTGATTGCTATTGCTGTAGCAGGCATGGTTGGATTTGGATTTGCCATTGCATCACTAAAGGGAATTCCAGAAGCATTTGATTGGGAAGAGGATGACAGTGAGTGAAGAAACACAGTTTACAATTTCTCAAGTATGCGATGAGATAAAGACAATGCTAATCACTAAGAATAAGTCATATGGCGATAGCGCATTAAACCCAGTAAGAATTTTTGCTACTGCTGATAATGTTGAACAACTTCATGTACGTATTGATGATAAGTTATCCAGGATTACTCGTGGAGGTTCTTTTGTTGGCGACAACGATATTGATGATCTTATTGGATACCTAATTCTATTAAAGATTGCAAGAGAATTAAATGGATAGACCAGAGATGATGCATGATGGGAATAGGCCATCAAATCAGGTTGGCTTTATTACAAATGTAAAAGTTAATTCACCACTTAAAAAAGAATTAGATGGATGGCCTATGCTACAAGATGCCCTCAATGATCTGTCTTCTGATAATAAAGCATACTCTACAGCCGAAAATATGGAATGGGCTAGAGGATCTAATTGGGAAGAAGACCCATTTCCAGTAAACAAAAGTTTATTTAGGTGTGACGAATTTACAAAAGATCACGATGGAAAGCATGTACTATTTTCTGGATGTTCTGTTACCTACGGTGTTGGTCTTTATACAACAGAAACATGGTCTTATAAGATTTATAAAATGATGCAACAAGAAGAAAAGATTTCTGGCTATTTTAATCTTGGCAAACCAGGAACATCTATCATGGATATTATTTCTAATGTTTTTAAGTATATAAGTTTATATGGAAAACCAGATGTGATATTTTTAGATCTACCAGACCTTAATAGGCACTACTCAATCAGAGATGATAGAAAAGATGTATTAAAAGGTTCTGTTGAAGATATAGAAAACAAAACTATTAATAGTCTTTACCATGGAATGTACAGAGGTAAAGCAAACATGAGGAATCAGGAAATGAGAATTTATGTTTACCAGTACCTCATGATGCTAGAACAATACTGCAAAGACCTGGGAATTGAACTGTATGTCTTTTCATACGTAGATGGTACAAATGATTTAATAAAAAAGACAGACATTGAATCAATGAAATTTTTAGAAAACCATGATATTGTTGAAGAGATATATGATTATGCAGAAAAAAATAAGAACAGCATTGATGAGTTTTTCCTTACAGCAAGAGATAACCAGCATCATGGTTGGGGATACCACGACATATGGTCTAGAATAATGTTTGAAGAATATAGTTTAGGTGGTGGACGATATGCCAGACGCACACGGAAAAGTTAGCATAAAAGATATTTCTCCAAAAATTAAAGAAGAGTTATTTAATCAAGGAATAACCCCCAGCGCAAAAATAAAAAATGCATTTAATAAAAATTTAGAAGGGTGGGATTTAGTTCAAGACGCACTTAATGATTTAAGTAGTGAAGATCCTTATTATAATAATCTAGAATCCTCTCAATGGTGCAGAGATCAAAAATGGGAAGAAGACTCATTTAAAGTTAACACTCTTAATTTTAGATCAGATAATTTTATAAAAGTTCATAAAGGAAAACATGTTTTGTTTTCGGGCTGCTCTGCAACTTATGGAGTGGGTCTGTATGCAAAAGAAACTTGGCCGTATAAGGTTTATTCAAAGATTTTAGAAGAAGAAGACTTGTCTGGTTATTTTAATATTTCAAAACCAGGATCATCAATTATGGAGATTGTGGTAGGAATTTTTAAATATACTATTTCTTATGGAAAACCAGATGTTGTTTTTATAAATTTACCAGACATGTATAGAGGATACAAAATTTTAAGTGAAAAATCTATCTCTGGACATGGAGAAGAGTTTATTAAAAACACTATAGATGGGTTTTTTCAAGTTACGGGAACTCCAAGAGTAACAATAGAAAAACATGAGTATTCTGTCTACAGTTATCAGTACTTATTGATGCTTGAAACCTTTTGTAATTTTTTAGGAATAGAGTTATATGTTTTTTCATATAACCAAGAGTTAAATGACCTCTTAAACTTTTGTGATTTAGAGTCTATGATTTTTGTAAATAGGAAAGATGTAAATAAAAGTGTGTTCAAATCTGATACAAATATAAGTAGTCCATATGGATTAACTGCAAGAGATGGTCACCATCATGGATCCGCTTTTCATGATGTCTGGTCTGATATAATGTTTAATGAATACAAAACAGGCAGGGGAAAATATGTCAGATAGTCAACTAGTAGAGCATCTAGATGAAGTTAACCGTGTTGTTGAAGAGTACCTAAAGGGAAATGACCCTACTGTAATTTCTAAACAATTAGCAATCCCTAGAACAAGGGTTGTTCAATTAATAAATGAGTGGAAAGTCATGGCTTCTGCTAATGAGGCAATCAGAGCACGGGCAAAAGAAGCACTTGCAGCAGCAGACACACACTATAGCAAGTTAATTTCAAGATCCTATGAGGTTATTGATGAAGCATCTATGACTAATAACCTTGGTGCAAAAACTGCAGCAATTAAGTTGGTTATGGATATTGAGTCTAAGCGTATTGACATGTTACAAAAGGCTGGTCTGCTAGAAAATAAAGAACTTGCAGAAGAGATGGTAGAGATTGAAAATCGACAAATGGTACTTATGTCAATATTAAAAGATATTGCCTCAGAGCATCCAGAGATTAGGGATCAGATTATGAGAAGACTATCTGATATTGCCAAAAGAGATGAAGTCATAACGGTAGTTCATGATGGCTGATTTTAATGATTTTTTAGAAGCACTTAAGGATAGTCACTTTGAGGAAAAGCCTGTAGACGCAAAGACTTTTGTTGAAGACGAAAAGTTCTTAGGCCAGCCAGGACTGTCTGATATCCAGTACGATATCGTAGAAGCAATGAGTCAAATTTATAAAAAAGAAGACCTGCTAGATTTACTGGGAGAAGTTGAAGGAACAAGGTACTATGAAAAATATACAAAAAACGAAATCATACTTCAACTAGGTAAGGGTAGTGGAAAAGACTTTACATCTACTGTTGCTTGCTGCTATATTGTATATAAACTGTTATGTTTAAAAGATCCTGCTAAGTACTTTGGTAAGCCATCTGGAGATGCTATCGACCTAATCAATGTTGCTATTAACGCACAACAGGCAAAGAATGTTTTCTTTAAAGGCTTTAAGAGCAAGATTGAAAGATCCCCTTGGTTTGCTGGTAAGTTTTATGCTAAGGCAGACTCAGTAGAGTTTAACAAATCAATAACTGTTTATTCTGGTCACTCTGAAAGAGAATCTCATGAGGGACTAAACCTTTTGCTTGCAGTGCTCGATGAGATTTCTGGCTTTGCATCTGAAGTTAATACAGGTAATGAGCAGGGAAAGACTGCTGACAATATCTACAAAGCCTTCCGTGGATCAGTAGACTCCCGTTTCCCAGATCTTGGAAAGGTTGTTTTACTTTCTTTCCCTAGATACCCAGGAGACTTTATTTCAGAAAAGTATGATGCTGTTGTTGCAGAAAAAGAAGTTGTTGAAAGATCTCACACATTTATCATTAATCCATTATTACCAGAAGATGATCCATCAAATAAATTTGATATCACATGGGATGAGGATCAGATTACATCGTACAAGTATCCAGGAGTATTTGCACTAAAGAGACCAACATGGGAAGTAAATCCAACAAGAAAGATTGATGATTTTAAGATTGCTTTTATGACTGACCTAGGAGATGCAATGATGCGTTTTGCATGTGTTCCAACCTTTGCGTCTGATGCTTTTTTTAAGCAGGCAGACAAAGTTGCAGCGTGCATGACACTAAGAAATCCAATTGATAACTTTAGAAGATTCGATGAATCATTTGTGCCAGATCCAAATAAGGTTTACTATGTCCACGCTGACCTTGCACAGAAGCACGATAAGTGTGCAGTAGCAATTGCTCATGTAGATAAGTGGGTAAATATTCAGGTAATCAATAACTATGAACAGGTAGCACCAATAGTTGTAGTTGATGCCGTAGCATGGTGGGAGCCAAAAGTAGAAGGGCCAGTTAATCTTTCAGAAGTTAAGCAGTGGATTCAAAACCTTCGTAGACTTGGATTTAATATTGGAATGGTTTCGTTTGACCGTTGGCAATCGTTTGATATTCAAAATGAATTAAAGCAGGTTGGAATGAGAACTGATACTGTTTCTGTTGCCAAGAAGCACTATGAGGATATGGCAATGCTTGTATACGAGGAAAGGCTAGCAATGCCATCAATTGATCTACTCTTTGATGAACTGACGCAGTTGAAAATTATGAAAAATGATAGAGTTGACCACCCCAGAAAAAAGTCAAAGGACTTGGCTGATGCTGTGTGTGGTGCTATTTTTGGTGCTATTTCTCACACGCCCAAAAATAATAACACTGAGGTTGAGATTCACACATTTAGGGATAGACCAAAGGGTGAACTTGACATTGGGAAAGACAATGTGATACAATTTAAACCTATGCCAAACGATGTAAAAGATTATTTGGATAGATTAAATCTACTATAAAGAAAAGGAATAAATTAAATGAACTCATTTAAGAAAATCGCACTAGCCATGGTTGCAGCCATGACTTTGGGCACAATCGTAGCATCACCTGCAAGTGCTGCTGTAATGACAGTCGCTGTATCGCTTGACACTGTAGCAAACACTACATCATCAGCAATCGCCACGCCTGCATCATTGCCAGTGCCTGCAGACAATTCAGTTGACGCTGCTGATGCACTAAAGTTTATTGCAACAGTTGATGTTGGAACAAACGTAACAGTCGTAGCAACAAATGCAACAATCGTGTCTGCACTACACACAACTGCTGCACCAGTAGGAGCAACATCAGGATCATCATCTTTGACAATTGCAACTGGTACAGGAACAACAGCAACATTTTATGTCTATACAAAGACAACAGCAATTGGTACAGTTGTAATCACCAACGGTGGAACACAACTTACATACTACGTACAGGGAACTGCTGGCAAGATTAATAATCTAACAGTATCTGCTCCTGCTACAGGCGCTGCTGGTACAAAGCAAGACATCACAGTTACAGCATCAGATGTATTCGGAAACAAGGTTTCTGGTAAGTCTATCACTGCAACAGTGTTTGCTTCAACAGCAGTAATGGATACAGCAACAGCAACAACTGGTGCTACACTTTCAGATTTTGGAGTTGCTGCATTTAAGGCAACACTTCCAACAACTGGAACACGCTCACTTATTACATTCGCTGCAACAACATCTACTGATGCCGTTGCTGCTGCTGTAACAGGTTTGACTGCTCCAACACTTTCACCATTTGCAGAAATTACAGTTCGTGATCTAGCATCAGAACTTACTGCACAGGTCGCAGCAAAGGATGCAGCACTTGCTGCAAAGGCTGCTTCGGATGCAGCACTAGTTAAGGCAACTGCAGAGCACACTGCTCTAATTGCTGCTGAGAAGGCTGCTTCTGCTAAGGCTCTTGCTGATGCAAAGGCTGTTTCAGATGCTGCACTTGCTTCTAAGGATGCAACAATTGCTAAGTTGACAGCAGACAATGCTGCTACACTTAAGTCAATCAAGGATGCTTTCAATGCACTTGCAAAGAAGTGGAATGCAAAGAATCCAAAGGCTAAGGTTACTTACCTTAAGTAATTAGTCCAACAACTGAGGGGGTTAGCCAAGTGCTAGCCCTCTTTTTTGTGCAATAAAATGGTATAATCATCCTAACAGACATCTTTGTCTGCAAGGGGGAAAGGTAATTAAAAATCTAATACGCATAGTAGCAGCCACAATGTTAGCATTTGGTTGGCTTTTTATGTCCCCAGATGGCGCACACTCTGATGATCCTCTTACAGTTGCAGCCAAGCAGATTGAAAACCTCAATAGCGCAGTAGATAAACTAGACTATAAAGATGGTCTAATTAATATGATTGACATAGCAGAAAACAAGTTTATGTATGCTAAAAATTTGCGGGATGTCAGAAACACAGCAATTGCAGACTACGAAGATGCAGTAGATGCAGAAGCCTCAGCCTTAGAAGATATGGATCTTGCCCAGTCAAATGTAGATGGGCAGACAGCAACAGTAGCCCTAGCACTTGAACATAAAAATGATTCCTACGATTCCCTTGGCATAGCCAACATCAACCTATCAAATGCACAGCAAGCCCTAAATGGTGCTGGTGGAGCAGGATTGAAATACGATGTTTATAGTTTAATTAGAGTCAATGGTTTGGCAGCCACAGATCAATTCTTATGTAGTGGAACAATAAATGGAAACTATATGACTCGTCCAGTTTGTGGTAACAGATATGAAAACTTTATAGTTAAATTTACTGGACAGATAACTGTTCCATCATGGTTTACGCAAGCATACTTTGCAGGATATACAGATGATGGTTTTAGAATGTATATTGACGGATCATTGGCCGTAGACAACTGGGTAGAGCAAGGAACAACTTGGAGTGATTACTCTCCTGTATATGATGTAACTACAGACAAAACATTTGATGTAGAGATTTGGTGGTACAACGGTGGAGGACCTGGATCTTATCATCTTGGTTGGGGTATTCCTGGAGGATGGACTGGTGCAGGATGTGACTATGCTGGAGATCCAAGAGTATGGGGACAAAATTTCAGTTGCAATTTAAATACATTTTCTTCTGGTTCTGGACCAACTGCAACACAGACTGCAGAATATCAAGCAGCACTAAGTGCAAAGAATGCAGCACAGCAAGAATATAATGATAAACTAAATATTTATAACCAAGAGGTTGCAACATTAAATTCATATAATCAAGATTTGGCTAATAAGATATCTGAGTATGAAAATGCTGTTAACGATACAGAAGATGCTTTATCTGAAAAGAATAATGCCGTATCTAATTTTAACAACGCAATACTTGATGTTAATAGTGCCATTGATGACGCATGGCGTTACTATGATGAACAATCACAAAGAGAAATTCAAAGAGCAATTGCTCAAGCAGCAGCCAATGCTGCAGCAAACCAGCCTACACCAGAGCCAAAGCCTACGGTTGAACCAGAAAAGCCAAAGCCTTCTGCTCCACCAACAGAAAAGCCTGAGCCAAAACCAAGTGGTGATACCTCTACAGAAAATCCAGATCCAAAGCCAACACAGCCAGGTCCAAAACCTACACCACCAGAAGAGCCTAAGCCAGAGCCTACAGATAAGCCAAAGCCAGAAGAACCTAAGCCTACACCTGCCCCAAGTCCTGAACCGAAGCCAGAGCCTACTCCAGAGCCTTCTGTAGAGCCTTCCCCAGAACCTAAACCACTTCCAAGACCAGACTTTAAGCCAGCAGAAAATATTGATCCAGTAATCAAGGATGCAGTATTAGCAGCACTTATCCCACAAAAGGGTACAGGAAATGCAGAAGATCTATCTGGGGTTATTTCAAACCTTACAAGCAAGGATAACAAACTAGTTAAACTTTCTGTAGAACAAACAGCAGCAGTAAGTCAAACTCTTAAGTCTCTTACTCAAGAAGCCAAGGCAGAGGTAGCAGCAGACCTTGGTATTGCACCAGCAGAAGTTGCAAAGGTTGCAGAAGCAATGAAATCTAACCCTGCAGTAGCAGCAGCATTTGTTGAGTTCGCAGAAAGAGCAGGGGATGCAGGAGATACCCCAATGCCATTTACATTAGCAGATGCAACAACAGAAGTACAAACAGAAGCATTCTTGGCAGACCCACTTGCAGCAGTATTTGAGGTGGATGTTACAGAACTCCTATCCAATTTCTCTGAGTTGGGTATGGATATGACAGATGATCAGAGAGAAAAAGCGCAGGAAGTAATTGTCCCAGTGGTCATTGCATCACAAATTGCAGGGGCAGTCATAAGGAGGAACAAATGAAGATAATAAATAAAGCCATCAACCTGGTAGGCAAAATGCTCAAAGGATTAATCAAATGGTTTAAAGACGCAGGAATGGAATTAATTGCACAGGCATTCACCCTCCTTGGCTTCTTTATCGCATGGCTAACTTTGACGGGATCAGCAAGAGACATTGTTGGTATTGCAGTATTAATAACAACAGTAATCTGGCTAGTTACAATCCCGCTAAGAAAAGAGGATAAATAATGAAAGATAAATTAATGTGGGTAATTACCCTAGGTATATTAGGTTTCATTGGTCTTGTAGTTATTGGAGAATATGCTTCAATGCTTCTCCAACAATCAACATCAGGTGAAAAATATGGAACAAACGAAGATGCAATTGCATTAGTTCAAAATGCACTGGTAGGACTAATAGGAATTATTGGTGGCTACTTTGCAGGAAAAGGAGATAAATAATGGCAACTAAAAAAATAGTAGAACCCCCAAAGCAGGAGCACCCACAGAAAGCAATAACAAATATCTTAATGAGAATTCTTGCGGTATTCGCAGCATCAGGACTATCAGTCTTGGGAGCAGGAGCCGTAGTAGGAATTGACACAGTTCAGGCAGTTATGCTTGCAGGACTCTTAGGAGTAGCAACAGTTATTGAAAGACTGGCAAGGGCTTTTTTGGACGATGGAAGGCTATCATTAGCAGAAATAAATGATGCCTTTAAGTCTGTAGACAAAAAGGCTAGTTAGTCATTACTGACGGTAGTTGACAGCCCTCTCTGGGCAATGGTATACTTAAGTATCACCTATCTGGAGAGGGCTTCTGCCATGACTTGTATTGCTGTTGTACGCCATGAAGATAAAATTTATATGGCTGGAGATCGTGGAGCATCAGATGATGGAACAATCCTAGCACTTGATGCACCAAAAGTTTGGAAGATAGGCCCCTATCTTATTGGGTATGCAGGGGCAATGGACGGAGAAAGAATCCGTTATAATTTTAAACCATCCGTACCCAACATAAGAGATACAGATAGGTTCATGCAAACAAAGTTTATTAAAGAACTAAAAGAATTTTATAATGAGTTTTGGGTTGACACATCCAAAGATGGCGACCTTGGTTTGATAATTGCAGTTCGTGGAAATATCTATGAGCATAGTTCTGCAGACATGTCTTTATCTAAATACACGCTGCCATATCTTGCTATGGGTTCTGGAGCAGAGTATGCTTATGGAGTTTTATACGCAACAGATAAACAAAAGAATGCAAGGAACAGAGTTATTCAAGCAGTAAATGCTGCTATTAAATTTAATCCATCCTGTATGGGTCCAGTTGACATCGTTAGTATTTAAGGATATAATTAAGTTATGAACCATATGCATGATGATTTGTCACCCGAAGAGCAAGAGTTTGGTATCTGGCTTGAAAACGGAATTGAAAGAGGTTGGGTAACACCACCCTATTGTAATACTCATGATGGTGGATACGAATATATGGGCGAAGAGGAGCAAGAAGAATGGGAAGCAGGTGGCGACCCATGCCAACATGTCGTCAGATTGATGATATCGTAAAAAGAAAAAGGTTTTAGTATGAAAAAGTTTTTAATTGTTTTGTTATCTTTATCTTTTTTATCAACAGATACATCCTTTGCAGCAATAAAAGTAGGATCTGTTTGCAGCGTTAAGGGACAGGTGAAAACTGTTTCAGGATATAAATACACCTGCATTAAATCTGGAAAGAAATTAGTTTGGAATAAGGTAGTTGTAGTAAAAACAACTACAAAACCAACTCCTAAACCAACCCCTACGCCAACCCCAACTGCCATTGGTGATCCTGAAGGTGCAGTTGGAGTCCCATCAACAACGATTACAAAGCCATTAGTCTTTGAGTATAAGAACAAATGTGAAGCAGACCCAGAGGTTCCTTCTCAATGGAAAGAATTTCAAAAAAATCAAATCAAGAGTGGGTGGTGTAGCACACCTTTGAGATATGTTAAAAAGTCACTATCGGATATCAAGCCTACAACAATACAAGACAATGAATCTAAATACTTAAATGTAAACGAATGCAAACTTCCAATTGGAAATAGTTGGCAAGAAGACGAGTCTAGAAACTTTCACTTGCACCCAAACTTAGTCATACAAGTTATTCCTTTTTCAACGCCAGACTACCAGGCATCCACAAACCCACAGGATGACTATAAAGATTATTTTGACTTTATCAGGCAGTCACTCGAAGATATGACTGATGGTCCATCTAACTATAAGTTTATTATTCCTGCTAAATATTTTAAAATTAATAAGTCATTAGTTTCTTATGATGTTGGGCTTCATGCAAATCATGAGACCGAGTATGGCCAAAGAAACCTTGCTCGTGATTTGATTGCTATTGCTGATCCTGAAATTGACTTTAGTAACGTAGACAGAGTGTGGGTTATGGGTCCACCAAATACAACCAATGAAGTTTTGTACAATTGGGGCGGTGGAGGGTTTACTCAAACCACAGAAAAACAAATTCCAGGAATATACATAAACATGACTCCATATGCATACGGATCTAAAGGCTGGAATGGTAGAGGTCCTTTTGGTGATCTACATGAGTTAATGCATACTACAAGTAGCACTTTATACGATCATGAAACTATGGATGGCTGGGGAAATATGTCTGGTGCATCTATGGATTTTCTTGCTTGGGATAAGTGGACATCAAAATTTATTTCAGATTCTCAAGTAAGGTGTGTTTCATCAAGTGTAACTACAACTACCTGGATAAAGCCATCAACTGCAAGTGGACAATATGAAAAGTTACTTCTTATTAAATTAAGTTCAACTAAAGTAATCGCTATTGAGTCAATTAGAAATACTGGATTTAACTTTAAGTTGCCACAATGTGAGCAAGGAGTTTTGATTTACACAGTTGATGTAACTACTCTTTCACAACAGACTGGAAAAGGATTAGAATTAGTAAAAGGATTTTCCACTAAAAGTGGTTGCAAGGGAGGAACCTTTAAGTTAGGTGAGTCAGTTGTGTATGATAACATAAAAATAAGTATTCTGGAATCTGGAGATTTTGGAGATGTCGTTAAGGTTGAAAAGTCTTAATGATATAATGGGCTGTAACTCAGTTGGTAGAGTGGCGAACTGTTAATTCGCAAGTCGTAGGATCGAGGCCTACCAGCCCAGCAAGGAGAGCGTTATGGATGAAATGTTAGAAGAACTAAGACATGATTTTAAGATCTGGAGTAATTCACCAGATAAATCTTTCTTGTATATCAATGAAAGATCTCGTGTTTTTTCAAGATGGCTTTCCTATCAAGAAGGAATTAATGGGATGCATCATTCAATAATCCAGCCAATAAATCTTTATTCTAAAAAACTGTATCCAGCACCAGAGTTAATAAGCATTAATAATAATGAGATAGTATTACAGCAAAGGAATCATGCAGAGTTTTTTCTTTTAATAGAAGACGGAGAGTTCTATAATGTTGATAGGCCATGGGTAAGGCAGTATTATCGCTCTGACGAGCCCCACAAGGCTCCTGAAGGGTGCTTTGATGGCAACTATAGGTTCTACATCTCTTGGTTAATAAACGCAGATGTCTCTGTTCAAATAGAGCAAGCAGAAGATTCTCCATTCTTTATTTATCCAAAAGAAGTCCACTTTAAATCTCTTGATCCAGACATAACAATATTTGACCCGCCAATGGTTGACTTCAATTTTAAGAGCATTGGAAGTCATATGATTGATGAAGAGTTTGGAAAGATACCAAGACTACAGCCAATGTTCAATATGCGATTTCAGGCAGATGATATAATGGTAGAGAGAGTAAAGGAATTCTATGAGCGTAATAAGGTTTTATCCGTTTAACGAGGGAACAAAGTCATTTGCAAACCCTCCACAACCAGCATCAAGAATGATACCAGAGTGGTACAAGAAACAACCAGCATCTGTTGGTGATGACAAAGACTTTTACCCAAAGGGTGGATTAAACTCAACAGTAAAAAGATGCATGCCAGTTTTTGATATGATAACTGCAGGATACATGATTACATTCCCAATGGATATATATGTTGATGCCACAAACCCAGAAAAAATTGAGTGGAGCGTTCCAATGCCATTGAAAAATTTTGGTAGTGATATGGTTGCAACACACACGCCAGAGCAGGTTTCAAATTATCCTGTAGACACGGCTAGATATCATAAAAATGTTTTCAGAATTCTTCCATTTTGGTCAGTAGAAACAGATCCTGGATACAGCACTTTATTCCTACACCCAATGCATAGAGATGACCTTCCATTTAAATCATTTGAAGCATTTGTTGACACAGATGGATTTATTTCTGATGGGCACCTATCTATGTTTATTAAGAAAGATTTTAAAGGAGTTATTAAGCAGGGCACTCCTCTTGTTCAAGTTATTCCAATCAAGCGTGAGGACTGGTCTATGGAACTTGTAGATGCTGATATTTCAAATGCAAAGTTAAAAGCACAAAGATTATCTATTAGAAGCATGTTTAAGCATTCATACAAAGAAAAGTTTAGGTCTAGAAAAGAATATAAGTAATGGAAGAACCCCTAAAGATTTCTTTTTCTCCTGCCTTTGTTAATTATAGTGGCAAACTTAATGCACCAGAGCCAGCAGTCAAGCATGTTCCAGAGTGGTATAAAAGTTTAGCAAAGCACGATGTATGGAATGATGACAAGCATCTCAAACCAGTAAATCACATTGGTGGAGATGGAGCAAGAGTTGCAACAAAAATGTGTATGCCATTCTTAGATTCTCTTACTTCTGGATACCTTTATTTATTAGAAGATGATCTTATTGTTGAATTAGCAGAAGACGGAAGGCCAACTCTGTCTTGGGCTAGTGATGTTATGATCATAGATAAAAGGCCAACAATAGAACTTCCAGTACCAGATAACTGCCATCCAATTCACTATGGTTGGAGAATGAACTGGTACTATGAAACACCACCAGGATACTCAGTTCTAATCACACACCCAATGAACAGATACGATCTTCCATTTTATACAATGTCTGGAATCGTTGAGTCTGATATATGGGGATTGCCTGTATTTACTGCATTCTTTTTAAAGCGTGGATTTCAAGGGGTAATACCAAAGGGTACTCCAATTTTTCAAATCATACCATTTAAAAGAGATAACTGGGAACTAGAGATAGACAAAACACAAAATAAAATGGACGAACACGAGTTTAAGGCAGAAAACAGAAGATCTCTTTTGTATGGCTACTATAAAAAGACTGCATGGAGAAAAAAAATATTTGGAACTAAGGGTGTAAAATCAGATGGATAAACCAATTGTTCATGCAATATTTTATGGCTACAAGAATAAGTTTTTAAAAGAGTCTGTCCTTTCATTAATAAACAATGCATCAGATAATATAAACTTAAAGATTACAGTATACGATCAGAACCCCCTGATTAGAGATGAGTTTTTTAATAGTATCAAAGAGTGTACATACATACATGTCTATTGGGATTACATTGTTAGCCCTATGGCACACATCAATAGTGGGCTTGGCTTACATGAGTCAGACTATACTCTCATATCATATGGCAGATTTGAAATGAAAAAGGACTGGGATATACCATTAATTAAAATTACAGAAGATTCAAACTCTATAGTTTCTGGACAAAACCAAACATTCTTAAGACAAAGAAATCTTTTTTATATTGAAAGAGGGTTTGGGCCAACAACTGATTTTTCTATATCAAACTATATAGATAAAGATTTTATGTTTGCAAAGTCTTCTTTGATTAATAGACTTCGTTTTCCAGACTACCTAAAACATGAGGGGGTAGATGAACTTATGTCATTATCCTATTTTACATCTGGTATAAAAATATATTCTGCTCCAACTGGATTCTACAAAGTATTAGGACCAGACACAATTGAATCAACGTACACTACATTTTCAAAAAGCCATGGGTACAATGAGTTTATTAGGCTGGCAAAAACTGGTAAAAATAAACATATCAATATACGTAATAGAGAAAAAACTATCGAGGAGTTCGAAAACTTCCACAAAATTAGTTTTGAAGTATTAAGAGAACTTCCATTTCCCATTGACGATGTAGAGTACAAGCCCCACGAAATGCCATTTGACGATGTAGATCAGAAAAAGTTTATGACAAAGGTAAACTATATTGCCTAGTGGTATAATTAATAAGGAGGAAAAATGCATAGAATAACAGTAGTTGAAGATTTCATTACCCCAGAGGATGCTGCGGTATTGATTCAAGAACAGAATAATCCATCAGAAATAAACCCATATCCAGAATACTATAAGGAAAGGTATGGAGGAACCTCTTTGCCGTACAACAAAAGAGTAATGGATATAATGATTAAGTATGGGAACAAGTCTAATGACATGCACAAACAACTACATGGTTTTGTAAATCCAATCTATGTCTTTAAAGGTTTTGGATCACACTGGGTAACAGGTACAAAAGGTGGCCTACATATAGATGCTCAAGGCCCAGAGCCATTCATTGAGTTTAGCACAATCATGTACCTAAATGAAGAGCCAGATTATACTGGTGGTAAGATTTATTTTCCAAACCAAGATTTTTCTTATCAACCAAAAAAATATTCTGCAGTGTTTTTTCCAGGAGCAGGTTCAGAGTACATACACGGTATCACAACGGTAACCAGTGGGCATAGATATACTGCACTGTATATGCACACATCTCTTCCTGAGCATGCAGATCCAGACTTTCTTGGAAACGATAAAAATCCACAATGGGAAGCGATGAGGTATCCACTTGCAAAACTTTGATTATGAAATTCTAGATCTTGGAATGGTTTACTATAAAAACATTATTCAAGATCCAGCACAACTTATTGTTGATATTGAAAACTTAGATAAGAAGTATCATGAGTCGCAAGACACAGGGAAAACTCTTGTTAAGCCTTGGACACCATGGATTAATGATAGTGCTGGTACTAAAGAAATATTTTGTTGGCAAAAGTTTATTCCTCAGGTTCAGCATATAGATAAGGGTGATCCTTTCTTTGACGAACAACTGAACATTTCTTCTCAATTGTTTGGTGCTCTTGAAGGAACTCTTCAACATTACTCTACACAGATATATCCATTTGCAGAAAAAAATATTAAATCAAGAGAGCGCCAGATGCACCTTTTAAGATATGATAAATCTGGATACCTTCCAGCACATCAGGATCAGGGTGTAAGTACACGTGTGCTGTCTGTTCTTCTATACTTAAATGATGATTACGAGGGCGGAGAGATTACATTTAGAAACTCAAAGATTACATTTAAACCAAAACCAGGAAGCGTTCTTTTCTTTCCCTCTAACTTCTTGTATGTACATGAGGTTGCTCCAATCACAAAAGGACCACGTTATGCGTTGCCTAATTGGTATCACAACGTTCCAGAAAGTGTTAGTAGAAACTCAACTGGACAAGAGTAATGAAAAGAAGTAACGCTGTTGATGATGATGGTATTTACATAAACAGAAAAAGTATTGGTAGGCAGTACCTTTTTAATGCTAATCTAGATTTTTTTCGTCAAGAGGCCAGCCCATTTGATGCCCACAGTGTTGACTACAAACTGAATGCCCATGGACTTAGGTCTGAGGAGTTTTCACTAAATCATTCTGGTATGCACATTCTTTTTGCAGGATGCTCTAATACCTATGGATTAGGCACAGATTTAGAGAATTTGTGGGCCAAAAAGGTATACAATAAAATTAAAGAAACACAGGAAGTATCAACATATAATAACATTGGCTTTAACGCTGGATCTATAATAGAAATAGTTTTTCATATATTTAGATATATAGAAAGGTTTGGCAACCCAGATGTAATATTTGTTCTTTTGCCAGAAAGAGATAGAGATGATGAGTTCTTCTTTGATGAGCATGAAGTTAAATATTCTGATTCTTTCAATCTGTCAATTTATCATGCTTTAGAGGTATTTTGTAGATCAAACAACATTAAATTAATATCATCTACATGGGTATTTAATTATACAAACCTTTGGGGCTCATTTTCTAAAATGATTCGTTCTGATACTCCAACACCACAAAAAATACTTCTTGCCCCAAAAATAAGAAATGAAAATACCATGTTTGATGATTATTCAAAATACTTTAAAACTTTTAAATATTTTGATAAAGACAAGATAATGAAAGATTTGTATGAATACTCTATGCAAAATCCTGAAGATGAAAATATATATGTTGCAAAAGATGAAGGAAGGCATTTTGGTAATGCATTTCATTATGCATGGTCAAATCAATTACATGAGAGGTTTTTAAATGAAAAAAATAATTAAAAAAATTAAGTTCTGGCTTTGGATCAGAAAAAATAAAAAGCATCTTAAGCCAAGGGATTTTATTTACTAAAATGACTCCACCAATCTGGATTGAGAATAGCCAAGAGGTTCAGCCTAAATTTAAAAATATGGGAACCTTTAAGGAGGATAAGCCAAACGGCGACGGCCTCAATCTACTTTTTTCTGGATGCTCTATAACGGCAAATGTTGGACTGAAGGATTGTCCAAATGGAGGATGGTCCTCATATTTATTTGAAAAAATTAAAAAAGAGTTGAAGGTCTCATCGGTAAATAATTGTTCAATTTCTGGAGCATCAACATTTGAGATTATTAGCAATGTTCTTAGGTTTTTAAATCTTAAGAATAAGCCAGATATAGTCTTTTTACTTCTTCCACCAGTTCAAAGAGAAATGAGTGTATATGCAAAAGAGATAGAGGCAGCAAGAGTTTTGGACTACAACATGTTTTCAATCCTAAATAACTATTGCAAAAAAAACAATATAGTCTTAATTGCAACAACTTGGGATTTTTATATTGAAGGAGTAACATCTTGGTTTGTTAGTGATGGCAACAAGTTACAGACCATGAACCTATTTAAAGAGTTTGACTCATTCTTTGTTGTAGATATAGATCAATTCAAAGATGATGTATTTGAATTTTCTATGTATGGCAGCCTTTCTTTAGAGGGGGCAGACTCACATCCATCAGAGGTTATACATATGGCATATGCAAAAATGTTTTATGAAGAGTGGAAAAAAATAAATGAAACAATTTGACAACTTAACAGTGGATAAGGGTGAGCCACTATTTCCAAGCATCAACAACGGGTTTTTTGAAGAGGGATTAATACCAGTACATAAAAAGTGGATAGCAAATGATACATTATTTGTGCGTTCATATGGGGATTTAGATAAGAATGATTTCAATGTAAATAGCAAAAACTATAGATCTGATGAGTTTACCAGTTCTCACTCTGGCCTTCATATTCTTTTTGGTGGATGCTCTCATACCCTTGGAGTTGGTTTAGCAGATAACGAACGATGGTCTCAAATTCTTTATAATAAGATTAAACTAGGTTCCTCTTCTTCTGGCTACTTTAATATTGCAAGATCTGGTAGCAGCATAAAGGGTTCAATTATTAATATGTTTAAGTATATTGAAGAATATGGAAAGCCTGATGTAATATTTTTTGGAGTACCAGAAATAAATAGGTCGATAACATTCTTAACTAATAGCAAGGCATACCTAGATGTTACATATGAAAATGATGAGAAGGGGTTGGATAATGCAGACTTGTATTTTGACTCATATCATTACTATAGGATGTTGGAGTTGTTTTGTAAGTTTGTAGGAATAAGATTAATATCATTTAATTCTGATATTCAGGCTCCAGATGAGTTTGGTGCTAAGTCAAACTTTAATAATTTTGATACCTACTATGATCTAGGAAGGAAGGATGCTGTAGACTATATGTATGAGTATTCAAAAAACAACAAAGGAAGTTTTGACATGAAAGCAAGAGACTCACTACACTATGGAGTTGCCGTAAACTTTTTTATTGCAGAACGACTATATGAAATCTATGAGGTAAAGATGTGATAATCCTTGGAATAAATGAAACAACACACGATGCATCCGTTTCTTTAATTAAAGACGGGGAGATATTGTTTGCTGGTCATGCAGAAAGATATAGTAAACAAAAAAATGATTGGTTTACAAATAAAGAACTGATCAAGGATGCTTTACAGTATGGATATCCAGACAAAGTGGCATACTATGAAAAGCCATTACTTAAAAAACTTAGAGTAAAAACTCGTGGAGGTTTTGGTGGAGATAAACCCTGGTTTGAATCTACTGAACTTGGAGACTTACCAAGAAAAAACTTTGGTCACCACTACTCTCATGCAGCAGCAGGATACTACACAAGCGCATTTAATGATGCCTGTATTGTAGTGTTAGATGCAATTGGTGAGTTTAATACATCTTCTATTTGGATTGGTGAGGGCGACAAGATAAGATTAAAGTATAAACAAAACTACCCAGTAAGTTTTGGTCTGTTCTATTCTGCTTTTACACAACTCATTGGACTAATGCCAAACCAAGAAGAATATATTATGATGGGCATGGCAGCATATGGAGACTGGAAAAGATATTATAAAGAGGTTGATGAGTATTTTCCATCATATTCAAAACAAAAGTATAACTTTCACAAAGGAATTAATGACTGGGGCATGGTAATTACTGAGCAAGATAGGTTTGATATTGCTGCAGCAGTTCAAGTTGTTTACCAGCAAAGACTAAATGATTTTATGCATATGGCCTATTCAGTTACTGGTAAAAAGAATTTAGTTTTTATGGGTGGTTGTGCGCTTAACTCATCAGCAAATACACTGTTGTGGAATATTTTTGATATGATTTGGATTATGCCAAACCCAGGAGATGCTGGATCATCTTTAGGTGCAGCAGCAGCCCTGTACGGAAAGCACCTTGATTGGAAGACTCCTTATCTTGGTTATGATCTTGGAGGAGAGTACCCCGTTCAGCAAATTGTGGACGGTATATTAAAAGATGGAATCGTGGCAGTAGCAACAGGAAGAGCAGAGTACGGTCCAAGAGCCTTAGGCAATAGAAGTATCCTTGCAGATCCAAGAGATCCAAATATTAAAGACAAGGTTAATAGAATTAAACAAAGAGAACTCTTTAGACCATTTGCACCAGTTATTCTTGAAGAGTGTGCATCAAAATGGTTTGATATGGATTTTACAAGTCCTTATATGCAGTACACAGTTAAGTGTCTTCAGCCAGAAAGAATTCCTTCAGTTGTGCATGCAGATGGAACATCAAGAGTGCAAACTGTTAATAAAAAAGATCATCGTGGTCTTTGGAGGGCAGTAAATAAGTTTTATTTAGAAACTGGTGTTCCCGTTCTTCTAAACACCAGCCTAAACATAAAAGGACAACCACTACTTAATGATGAAAACGATGTTATTGCGTGGGAAAACGAATATAAGGTAAAGATTATACGATGATTATCTCTAATAATCCAATGAACATTGTTATTAATAAAAGAACAGTGGCAGAAGGTATATACACACAGGACTATCCGTTAAAAAAAATACAAAAGGCTGGGTTTGATGGAATAGAAACTACTGGATCTTTGAGTGATGGTTTAGTAGAATATTTTTCTAAATATAACTCATACGGATGGCGCTGCGATGAGTTTATAAAAGATCATGGTGGCAAGACTCATATCCTTTTTGCTGGTTGCTCAGAAGCATTAGGAGAGGGTGCTGTGGTAGAAGACTCGTGGCCTCACATGCTATATACGATGATCTCTAAAAACTTAGATGCCTCTGGTTTTTTTTGTTTAGGTGTTGCAGGGATGGGATGGATAGATATATTTTCAGTTATTGATCAGTACATAGAAGAGTTTGGATCACCAGACTATATCTTCCTAAATATGCCAAACTCTCAAAGATATCTATCGTATATGGAAGACCACCTTGACTATGGACTAGAAAAAAGTGGTGTATATAGATACACTGTCACAGATAAAAAAGAAAAATTTGCAAATGATTCAGTAAATGTAATTGCAGAAACAAACTTTGTACCAAGTGATATCAGTCAGATATCTTTTGATAGTTATATAAGGCTGTTTGAAAAGTTTTGTGAACTAAAAAACATTAAACTTTTTTGGGGCTCATGGGATAGCCGTGTTGAATTAATCAATAGCAGAGTTACGAATAGATCAAAGTACTTGGTTCAACTTTTTGCTAGCCGTTCTGACCTATGGCGTGTTAAAAATATTAATAAAGATCTAGAACTTTCTAAACCAGATGGACATCAGGGAACAGCATTTCATTATGCTTGGTCAGAAAAACTATACAATGCCTACAGAGAGAGAAAAAATGACAAATAGAAAAATATTCATATCATTACCAGCATGGGAAGATACAGAACTGCTAGATACTATCAATAAGAGTATTCATTCTGCTGCATACCCAGAAAACTTAGTCTTTGGAATATGCTTAAACTATGAAATAGAGCCAGACTTATCCTCAATTAAGCATGAGGTTCGTGTTATAAGGGACAGAGAAGACTTTGTTGTTGATGATCCAGGGATTATCAGAGTAAGAAATGGCATAAGAAGTCTAATTAAAGATGAAGAATACTACTTAAGCATAGATGCCCATGCAAACTTTGCAGAACGATGGGATGAAACATTAATTAATGATATAGAAGAGTTGCATTTAATCTCAGACAGATTTGTTATATCAAAGCAAATTGTCGAGCCAGGAAACTTTAATAACTACTATACTCGTTGGAATGTAGACAAAAGAAAAGAGTCATTTTCTATGGGTGGACAACCTAAAATTGATAATGAAATGTCTCACTCAAAAGATCTTATGGTAAATGAAAAGTACTTCTTAAACTATTACGTATCTTGTAACTTTATCTTTGGTAAAACTTCCTGGATTAACTCTATGGATTTTCCAGATTACCACGGATTCCCCTTTGAAGAACCAGAATTAGCAATGGCATTATTCTGTAATGGTTTTGATGTCGTGTCTCCAACTGGAAAGCATTGTCCTATCCATGCAGGAAATGACCCTAAGTACTACTTCCCATACGATGAAAAGTGGTGGGAGTTTGTTGGAACAGATAGAGGCAATAAGAATCACTGGAAAAAGATATGGGTCTGGGATGATCCAGAAATGGAAAGCGAAGTTATAGATTTATTAATTACTGGACAAAACAAATACTTTTCATTTAATAATCTAAGCAGAACTGTAGAAGAGTTCTATAATGCTATCACAAGATAATAACTTGAGCATTTTTGTCTCAATAGCAGCATTTGAAGACCCAGGTCTGAAGAATACAATGCAAAAACTTTTAGATAGTTCGGACAATCCCGAAAACATATCCTTTGGTCTTGGACTTAACTACAAAGATGAGCCATCTTTTGATGAGTTCACAAATAAAATAAAAGTAGTTAGGGACAAAGATTTTGATAGGCCAGGTATAGTAAAGATGAGATCTAAGATAAGAGAGTTAATTCAAGATGAAAGGTATTTTTTAAGTATAGATGCCCACACAAGTTTTGAAAAGTCTTGGGATACTAAACTAATTAATGATTTTGAAGAGTTAAGGGCTATAAATAAAAAGATTATAATCTCTGGTCAGATTAGTGGCAAGGCAGTAATGGATGAAAACATAATTACTGTTTGGGATCTTGGTGGAGAGTGGGGAAGGTTTGGAATGATGGGGCACCAAACAACCGTAGATGACAAGACTATGTTTGAGTCATGTAGGATGATGAACGATAAATACTTTTTAAATTATTACATTTCTTGTAATTTTATGTTTTTATTATGCAGCGACTTACCTGAAATAAGGTTGCCAGGGTATCATGCTTTCCCGCATGAAGAGGCAGAGCAATCTATAACATCATTTTGTAATGGGTTCAATGTAGTTGCACCATCTAGGCACGCTTCTTATATATTTTTAGATCATGATACTAAATATGACTTCCCCTACGACGAGCAATGGTGGGAGTTTGTTGGAACTGATAAAGACAATCCAAAACACTATCAGAGGCGATGGGTTCTCGATTCAGATGAGGTAAGGCTTGAGGTTGAAAAATTAATGATAACTGGAGAAAATAAATATTATTCCTTGGAAGGCTCAGATAGAACAATAGAAATGTTTTATCAATCAATAGGGGCTAGTCGTAAATACTTTCAGATACTTTGCGAGGCCTATGAGCAAAATTTTGAGTTGAACGAGGTATCAAAAGATGCGCTTAGTTTCAGTGATGTAGTATAATAGATAGATACCAATAGGAGGGTAATCATGTCAATTAAAGGATCAGTAGAAGCAATCATTGAGGTTGCAAAGAAGGAAGTGGGCACAATTGAAGGCCCAAAGGATAACGAAACAAAGTACGGGGCATGGATCAAGGTTAACTTCCAGCCATGGTGCCAGTCATTTGTTTCTTGGTCAGCATTTACTGCTGGGGTAAAATCATTCCCCAAGTCTGCATCAACTGTTGCAGCATCAGATCAGTTTAAAAAGGAAGGGCGTTGGTCAGATGCACGTAATGATGATCCAACTCCTGGAGACTGGATTTATTTTGATTTCCCAGAAGATGGCGTAAATAGAATTTCACATGTAGGTCTTTGTATTAAAAATAATGGCGATGGAACTATACAGGTTATTGAAGGAAACACTTCAGGAACTGCAAAGGGAGATCAGAGAAATGGCGGAATGTGCGTCGAAAAGACTCGTGGATATGTAAAGAACAACAAGAAGAAGTTGATTAATGCTGTAGTTGGTTGGGGTCGTCCAGTTTATACTGGAGAAGAAAGTGCCCCTCTACTAAACAAGTTAGCAGCAACCACTGCTTCTGCTGTAGTTGAAAAGAAAATTGTAAAGCCTGCTGTAAAGAAAACAACAGGTGGCGGTAAAGGAAGTCAGGTCAAATAAATGGAGTCTACTAAAAGAACACTATTAAAAACAGCAAGTTGGGAAACATTCCATCTAGTTGGAGTCGCTGGAGTTATTTATTTATTTACTGGTGAGTGGGAATACGCAAGCCTTGGAGCACTACTATACATTGCTTGGGAAGCGCTAGGATACTTTCTTCATGAAAGAGTCTGGGCTAAGTTTGGGAACAAGGTGAAGTAATGAGAATTAAAATTATTAAACTATTCGTATCTATCCTTGGATATAAACTAGAAGATACAAAACTAAATCTTCCTATTTGGCAACTAAAAAAGAAGAAATAAATGCCAGCGTACGAATATGACTGCATGCCTTGTGCCACAAGATATACAAAGGTTAGAGCCATGTCTGAAGAAGATCCAGGATACGAATGCCAAACTTGCAATAGTAGGCTAGTTCGTGTATACTCTAATGTAGGAGCAGTATTCAACGGTAGTGGATTTTATTCCACTGATAACAGAAAGCGGTAGTATAATATGAATACAATGATCGACACACCAGTAGTAGAACAAGAGTGGGAGTTATCACCAAAGGACCGTTGCGACTCATGTTCTTCTGAGGCACTGGTAAAAGTTTCTGGTATTTCTGGAGAATTGTTGTTTTGTGGCCATCATTATAATAAGATTATGAATGATGAACAAGGATATAAAAAGATGATGTCCTTTGCTCTGACAGTTCTTGATGAACGTGATAAGTTGATTGAAAATAAGGCAAAGGGAAAAGACTACTGATATGATTATTCAATTTTTTGGAATGGATGTAGCCAATAGGAACTTAGCATCTAAAGCCTTTGCCAATGAGTCTAAAAGTTTTTATTGTACTGATAGAGAGTTGCCAATGGCAAGTCTGGAAGCACAGTTTGCTAGATGGCTAAGGACTATTTCTGGTGTAGCACAAAGAAATGGAATGCCTGATATTGTTCTTAGTGGTTATTTTCCAAGCAAAGAATCAAGACAGCAATTTAAAGAGGGCATGGATATATCAAATATCATAACAGTATGGATAGACACTATTGATCCAACCACTGCTCCAATTCCAGGAGGAAACGGCGGTACAACAGACTTTGCTTGGGAAGACCCAGAAGAGTCTGAGTACGATATTAGAGTTAAAACTACAGAAGATCTTGCATCTCTGTCTACTACCATAAAAGAAATGTTGGGATAAAATGATTATACAATTCCTTGGTCTTCCAGGATCTGGAAAGACAACGATTGCTGATGCTGTCAGAGACAGAACAAACGCAATACATATCAATGCAGATCAAGTTCGTGCTGGACTGAACAAAGATCTTGGGTTTAGCCCAGAAGATAGAGTAGAGCAAGCCCGTCGCATGGGAGAACTTGCAAGACTCCTTGAACAAATTCAAGATAAGCCAGTTCTTGTAGACTTTGTTTGCCCAACAGAAGAAACACGCAAAGCATTTGGAGAAGCAGATGTAGTTGTTTGGGTAGATACAATTAAGGAAGGTCGTTTTGATGACACCAATAAACTTTGGGAAGACCCAGAACACTATGACCATAGAATTGTAGTAACAGGTGATGACCATGAGGATGCTTTACCAACAAGAGCGATAACTATTATTAGAAAGTTTGGAATGTTTGACTGGAAAGAGAACACAGTTCTTCTTCTTGGTCGCTACCAACCATGGCATGAAGGGCATCGTGCTCTTTTTGATGAAGCAGCAAAGAGAAACACTCAGGTTGTAATTGGAGTTCGTCATACAGTTGGTATGACTGAAAAAGATCCTTTGCACTTTGACGAAGTTAAAAATTTTATTCAGAAAGACATGCCAACAGCAAATATAATTAAGGTACCAAACATTACCAATATTGTATATGGTCGTGATGTAGGATACAAGATTGAACAAGTAGATTTGGGGGCAGACATTCATGCTATTTCGGCTACTGAAAAACGCAAGCAATTGGGTATTTAAACAATTAGAAAAATCAGGACAAGCAATGAATGATGCTGAAGACCGAATGGTAGCAGCAATGTTTAAGAAGAAAGACAAAGATGACAGTAACTAAAGCCAGGTCTTTTGCTAAGGCACTTAGTTATCGCATATGGGGAACTCTTTCCTCTGTTGCTGTTGCCTATGTCATTACAAAAAACGCTTCTCTCTCTGTGACGATTGCATTTTGGGAAACGGTAGTTAAAGTATTTATCTACTACGCACATGAGCGTGGATGGAACTATATACAATGGGGGAGAAAATAATGTATGAATACTATGTAAGAAAAGTAGAGAATGTTGTAGATGGAGATACCATTGATGTTCTTATTGATTTAGGGTTTGATATCCTATTTGCATCCCGTGTGAGATTGGCTGGTATTGATACCCCTGAGTCTCGAACAAAAGATCTTGCTGAGAAGGCACTTGGTCTAGAGGCTAAAGAGTACCTCAAGAAGGCTCTAAAGGACGCTAAGTCTGTTATTATTAAGACTGAGAAGATGGACTCATCTGAGAAGTATGGTCGCATTTTAGGCTGGGTATATGTAGACGGTAATACAGTATCACTAAACGACATGATGATCAATGATGGTTATGCATGGGGATATCTTGGAGATACCAAGGTTAAAGATTTTGGAGCGCTTGCAAAAGCAAGAAAGAAGTCTGGTAAATGAGACATGTTCTTTACTTTACTGCAGATTGGTGCCATCCATGCCAAAGAACAAAGCCAATTACAGATGAATTAAAACGTGATGGTCTGGTTGATTTTATCTATATTGATGCAGATACAGAATTAGATCTTTTGGAAAAGTTTGGAATTAAGTCTGTACCTACATACATTTTAATTGAAGATGGCTTAGAAATTAAAAGAATGAATGGTGCAAAGACCAGAGATCAGTTTTTGGAATTTTTTAATGACTGATCCAGATAGAATTATAGAAGATCTAATACTAAGCGGTGCGCTAGAGGTTGCTGGATTAGATATTGAAACTGGAGAAGCGCTGTACAATTTTACGGATAAACTAAAAGATATAAATCCAAAATTGCACAACGAGCAATCAAAGTATTTTGCAACAGAAACAATGGCCTTATGGGAGTATGGATTTTTGTCTATGGATGTAACAGATCCAAACCCAATAGTGTCTCTAACGGATAAATCTTTTGATCAAAAAGAAGTTGAAAAATTAGACAAGCAGCATCAGTACACATTAAAAGAAATAATTCGAATAATTCTTAATAAAGGAAAATAACAATGCAATATTTTATTGGATCAGTGATAGCCTTATTAGTCTTTGCTGCATCATTAAAAGTTATTGTCGACATGTATATGAAAGATTCTGTTGAGCAATTATTTAAAATTAAATACAGTCAAAAACATATACATACACTAATTCGACCACTGCTTCCGCCTATGGATGAAATTAATAGCATTAATAACAAGCCAAATCAATCAAAAAATCATATTAAAAAGACTCATGTTCGTGTTCTAATCATTGATGATCGGGCTTATTGGAAAAAAGATAACGTTCTTTACGTTGCTGAGATCCATGATAACGATATTGATAGAGAGAATGCACAGAGGGTTGACATAATGGGTATGGATAAGGTAGAATTAGATAAGATGTTGTTCATTGTAGACCAACTATCAGAAGGAGTAGAAGATGATAATAGCAGTACAGGGAACGAGTAGTTTTGATGACTACCAGATATTCCTAAGAGCAATGGGTGTTGCCCTTTCTTCAATGAAAGAAGACGATCCATTTTTTTACATCTACTCTGCAGGTCCTGCCAAGATTAATTCAATGGTTTCAGAGTTCTCAAACCTATCGGAAAGAGGGATGAAATCACGTGGGAAGAAGTTAAAGCACTACAAAGTTCCACCAAGTTGGTTGAGTGAGAATATGGACTCTATTGGTTATTTTGCTTACCTAAGTAAGCCTAAAGAGCCACTGTCTAAACTTGTCACTGAGGCTCAGCATAAAAATGTTGAAGTCGGAATTTATCGTTACTAATAAAAAGGAAAACATGTTAATTAAGTCATTAGAACAAATGGAAACAATCGTTGCACAAAACAAAGTTTTGTCTTGGGATGGTTGGACAGTTCTTGAGCGCTACCCTTCAGACAAGGGTAGAACATCTGACCGTGGGGTTTACCAAAATGGTATATGGCATCTTCAAAAGATGTTTGCTCCTACACGTGATGGATGGGAAGTACCAAGTAAATATGTGAGGTAAACATGAATAAGCACAAATGGAAAGATGATGCTTCATGTTTAGACTATGACACAAACATATTCTTTGATAAGTATGAGGAAGAAGAACTACTTAGGCCTGCAGTTGATGATCTTTGCATGTCATGTCCTGTTATGAAGTCTTGCTTTGCTGTTGGCATTAGTCAACAAGAGTGGGGTGTATGGGGCGGTATCTACTTAGAAGGTGGAGAGATATCAAAAGAGTTTAATAATCATAAGAGCAAAGCAAAATGGGGATCAGTATGGCAACAACTAACAATGGGTGGATAAATTGTATACAGAAGCAATGAGACGTGCTGCAATGTCATTGACACCACCAAAGGATTTCTCTGTTGAGATTTATGACAATGGAGACTTCCTTGTTGTTCGTGCACATGCACAACAGTTTATAAACCTGTATCATGATGAAAAAATACAAGCAGCAGAATATTTAATTAGATTAAAAAAGGCTTTAGAACAAGAAGGTGCAATGGTTCTTTTGGTAAGATCTGAGTTAGGGGATGATCAGAAATGATTGATTTAGTTGTATACTTAATACTTGTATTGTTTATTTTTTATTTAGTTTTAGAAAATATAAAAACTAAAAGAAAGTTTGGAAAAGCAGTTGCAACTTTGTTTCAGTTGTATATTGATAAAAACATTTCAGACAATCTTGCTAAAGAAAAGTTAGAAGAGTTATCTGTAGAAGATAAGAATAATAAAATAAGCCAGGACGATTTTATAACATTTTTAACTCAGTCCAGACAGTGGGCATTTGACTATATAGAACAGGTTCAGAGCGCAATACAGGACTTTAAGGAGTCAACTGGCCCATCCATTGAGTATTTTAGGGAGTATGGGGCAGTAATGCAATTACCAACAGATCAATTATTTAGTCAAATTATTCCAGCATATGATAAACTTGTAGATATGCTGCCAAAGGATAATGAAGAAAATGAGATTCAAAAGTAAAGGATACATAGACAACTCTGCCTTTTTTGTTTGCTGGGAAATTGACTGCAAAGAAGAAAGTACTAGAATATGGGCGGACAGTCAAACTCCAGTAGTAGACTTGTGCGAACTACATTACAATGAAGTAAGGAAAGAGATATAAAATGAAAGACATTATTCTATCAACACTAACAGGTTTTGGATGTGGCGTCGTGTTTGCTGCATTCAAATTGCCAGTTCCAGCACCACCAGTTTTTGCGGGAGTCGCAGGAATTATTGGTCTATGGATTGGTTTTACAATACTAACACGAGTTATATCCTAGGAGGAAAAAATGAATACACAAATTAAGAATGCTCTAGCATCTTACGGAAGATCAGTACTCGCAGGTGCTGCAGCGCTATACATGGCAGGAGTGACAGATCCAAAGGATCTCGCATTCTCATTGCTATCAGCAGTAATCCCCGTTGCACTAAGAGCAGCAAACCCTAACGATCCAGCATTTGGTAAGTTACCAAGTGTTGAAGAGGTAGATCGTGTAGTTAAGACTGCGCCAAAGAAGAAGGCACCAGTCAAGAAAACAGCAGTGAAGGCCAAGAAGGGCTAAGGTGTTGGGGGGCTTCGGCCCCCCACATTCACTATGGGTGATTA